TTTTGCGAGGTTGAGAAGCTGCCTTAGATACAAGTGTGAACTTGCAGGTATCAGCTATATCGAACATGAGGAAAGCTACACTAGCAAATGTGACGCTCTATCTATGGAGGATATATGCAAGCATGATATCTATCTCGGTAAGCGCGTCAAGCGAGGTCTGTTCAAGTCGGCAATTGGGAAGGTTATCAATGCTGATGTGAATGGTGCGCTTAATATAGGTAGAAAAGTATTCGGTGATTCATTTATGATAGCCGATAGCGGGCGTTGGTATCGCCCCGAACGAATTAACGTTCTAAAATGTGTGTAAAGATGTACATTAATGCCTTTCAGTATTCAGAACAAGATTGATAATCAACTGCTCCATAGACCAAATATCTATGGACTTGTAAAATCCCAGGTTGATTAGACTAAGCGTTAGGAGAGAATAGGAAACTTGATAGACAAAAGAAGAAGTATATTAACTGAAAAACGAATGCAAGTAAATTTATGAAAAAGAGAGAAATAGACGAAGGATATATTGTAGGTGACTTTTATATTATTAAAAGCCCTATCAAAGATGGATGGCTTCACGTAGTGAATATAAAAACATCTTGGCAGATAAAGGTGATGATGGGAGCGAATACGGCAAAGTTCCTAAGCCTTCCCCAACAGGAGATATTTGACAGGATTAACGGAATATACATTCAATCCATGATGTCTTTATACGATTCAGAGTATGCCTTGAAAATAGCTAAAGATGCTGTGTCTTATATGTCTGAAAAGGCAAAAAAGATGGGAAGGGTGGAAAAGGTGGATAAGAATGAAAATGAAGATATTGAAAAGGTGAAGAAAGATGAGTTCATGATGAAAATAGCCACATCTTCCGATGAAGAAATCATGGATATGATCGTAAATGGAGAGATAAGTTATGAATATTTTAAGCAAGAACAGGAGGATTAATCATGCAAGACTATATTTCAGACTGGTTCATTCCGATGGATTTCGGTAATGATATGCCAGACGAAGAACCAAGTGGTGAGGATAATTTCAATTTTGATTGAATAATGTTAGGCGGTATGTGGTATAATGTGAGAATGGCTGTCACACCCTATATGGTTTCCCTAGATGCAGGTTCGATTCCTGTTACCGCTTCATAAATGTGAGCCACACATAAATGGCATGGGTTAATAAATAATGGTTGTGCCCCGGAGAATACGCTTCGGGGCTTTAATTAAATAGATAACATGGAAACAAAAGAAATTACTAAGACTGTTTACATTGCATATGATGGGAAAGAGTTTCTTTCAAAAGAGGATTGTGAAAAATATGAGTATTTTGCAAAAGAAATACTTTCACATATTAAGTATTTCTGTATCAGATGTAATCCTGACTTAACAGAAACAGGGTATTTTACACATAAGATATATGCGGCAGTATTCTCCAAACATTACTTTTATAAAGATATTGCTTTTGAGTGGGCATTACGTAAATTTGGTTATTTAGGAGAAAGTGTACAAGGATGGGGATTTCAACCTCGTTTTAGCGTAAGTGAAGTTTCTAAAGAAGAGTATGAAAAGTGCCCACCGACTGAATGGGGAGGCTCAAATTTAAAAAGTGATAAGATATTCCTCAGCCCTATATCGGTAGAAGGATTTCCTGAAAACATTGACTACATGAAACAATGGAATTTTAAATAAATATTTTTATGAAAACATTTTTTGAGTGTAAAATTCGCTACGAAAAAGTAGCAGAAAATGGGATGAATAAGAAAGTAAGTGAGAAATACCTAGTTGATGCGCTTAGCTTCACTGAGGCGGAAGCACGTATTATATCTGAAATGACACCGTTTATCAGTGGAGAGTTCACTGTTTCGGACATTAAACGCTCAAATTACAGCGAACTGTTCCCCTCTGAGGAAGATGCAGCCGACCGCTGGTTTAAATGCAAGCTGTATTACATCACGCTGGACGAAAAGAGCGGAGCGGAGAAAAAGACATCATGTTATATGCTTGTTCAGGCAGCCGATTTGAGAGATGCTGTAAAGAAACTTGACGAAGGAATGAAAGGCACAATGGCAGACTATGTGATTTCATCCATAGCCGAAACTGCCATTATGGATGTATATCCGTATGAAGCGGAAAATGATTCTTGCTTATCGGAATACCCAAGTGGACACAAGACGGAAGCTGTCATAGGCGGAAAGAGCGTCATTGTAGACAAAACGGGAAATTCAACTGTAGTTTTACCTAGCTAAATTCAGTATATATGTCAAACGAACAACAAAGCCAGGTTTTCCATCATTGGAGAACTGGAATCCAATCTGATTATGTGGGAGTAGAAATACTCCCTAACGGTCAGTCTATCATTGCTACAATATCCCATATCGTATGGGATGAGAATGCAAAGGTACAAGGTAGTAAGAAACCATCATGGATTGCTTACTTTAAAGAAACAAACCTTGTTCCTAAACCTATGCTATTGAACAGTACGAACCGCAAACGCCTTACTAAGCTGGCTCAAACTGATTATCCTGAAACCATCCGTGATTTCCGTGTCATATTATGCAAGGAACTGACACGTGACCCAAGCGATGGAGGAAAGGTCTACGGATTGCGTATAGGGCGTGATGTTCCGCCACCACCACAGAAAGAGAAGATGACAGTGAACTCTGATAAATTCAAGGCTGCATTGGAAGCGTTGAAAAGTGGAAAATGCGACATTGGATACATCACGGCAAGCTATGATGTGGACGCTGAAGCTATGAAATTGTTTAACGAATCAGTTAAAAAATAATGGAAGCGGAAGAAAAAGAAAAATTATGGCTTATGAAGAGGTGTGGTAAAATCACCTCTTCCGCCATTGGAAAACTTATGGTTTCCGGGAGAAGGGAAATGACACCTTCCGAACTAGATATTGCAAAAAAACAGGGTGTGAAGAGAAAGACAGTTGATGTTCCTTTTGGGGATACAGCTATTTCTTATCTTTATCAGGTTGCAAGGGAAAGAAGGTTAAACAAACCATGTCGACATATATCCACCTCTGACATGGAGTGGGGAAAGGATCATGAAAAAGACGCTATCGAGTGTTTTAACCATAACACGTTCTCCAGACTAATGTCCTGTGCGGATGATTTTGACGAAATTGTTTTTGTCGATAATATCTATGATGGATATGGTGATTCTCCCGATGGATATGGATTTGATGTCAATGGTAAATTGTCTTATATAGCAGAAGTGAAATGCTTTACTTCTGAAAGTAAGATTGAATATTTGAGAGAAGCCACAAAGGAACAGGCGATAGAGGAATACTATTGGCAGCTAATGTCGCATTTCCTTTCCCATCCCGATGTGGATAAAATGTATTATATCGTATATGACGGCAAGTCAGATGATGATCCGTTTGATTTACGCCCAGTTAACGATCCGTCAAGGCTTTTGTATTGGGAACTTGACAGAAGAGATTATAAAGATGATATAGACAGGATGGAGGATAAGTTACAAATGGCTCTAGCTTATCTTTCACTCAACGAACGTGATGCAAAAAAATACCCAATAAGCAAAGTAAATGACTACATTAATCAAGCACAACAAACCTAATCGTGGGGATGAAATAATCATCCCCTATCTTGCCATAGAAAACAATATCAACTTTATCATGCTCAATGGGGGTGTAGGTGACGTTGAACTTATGGACGGAACGAAATGTAAGTCAACAAGCTGCACTCCTATCAAATTTGATGATGCAGGAGATGATATATATCGTATATATGGCATAGGAAAAGAAGCATGGAAAATGGCATGGCTGAAAAGAGTACATACCATGAGTGACGAAATTGTAAAACTAAAGTTAGATTTCAATGCCAGCAATTAGCGAATTATGGATAGATTATCCAATATCTTACCGTGACGAAAAAGGAAGGTTCGTCAAAGGTCATAATTATGGATTCAAAAAAGGAAGGGAAGTGTCGGATGAGGAACGTGAAAAGAAAAGAGTTCTTATGAAGGAACTCATAAATAAACGAAAGGAAAACGGTTCTTATCTCGGTCATAGAAACAATACAAGGGCTGTCATTGCGATAGAGGAAGGTACGAACAGATTTCTATGCTTTGAAGCCTGTTGTGACTGTGAGAGGAAATTAGGTATGCCACAACGCTCATGCAGTTCTTTTTGTAAGGGGAAAAACGGGCATAGATGGAGAAATTTTAAATTGTTTTACGAAGATGAATACGGATTACGTTGACGAATTTGAAAACTACGACAGGAAGTTAATCAAGCTAAATAGTGACACTGCCATTTTGCTGCATATATTCAAGAAAAAGCCGAACCACCACTTCGAGGATTGGATGGTTCTTCAAGACAATGAGGAATACTTCAAAAAGGAATGTGTTCCTGATTACGAAGATGCCGCCAGGCAGTTTGTCAAGCAGTTTGAAGGAGAAGAGTGTATGGCTTTTGTGATTGCATTGAAAAACGAACTTGAAAGAATGATACAAGAAGATGAGTACAAACGAAATAAAGCTAAGAGATTACCAGGAGGTGGGGATAACCCGTCTGAGAAATGCCCTGACTAATCATAAGCACGTCATATTTTCAGCCTGTGTAAGTTATGGCAAAACGGTCATAATGAGTTTTATGGCTAAAGGTGCTGTTGAAAAGGGGAATAAGGTGCTTATCGTATCCCACAGATCTGAACTTATGACACAGACAGGGGGAACGTTGGAAAGAGTTGGCATACAGGCTGAATACATCTCTCCTAAACACAGGAACATACCTAAAGGTCTAGTAGTATCCGCAATGGCTCAAACTCTCCGTAGAAGGCTCGAAAAACCCGAATGGGTTGAATGGGTTAAGAGTGTATCTCTCTGTCTGATAGACGAAGCACATTCGTCTGACGCGGATTATCTCTTTGAATCTGGTTTGCTTGATGATAAGTATGTAGTAGGTCTTACAGGAACCCCGATGAGAAGTGGGAACCAAAGGCAGCTTGGTATGAACTATGAAGAGATTGTAGAAACCGCTCAGATACAGGATATGATGGACCGGGGAAACATAACCAAGCTGAGAACGTTTACAGTTGATGCGCCCGACTTGTCTAAGGTTAATACCGATTATCGTACAGGTGACTTCGATAGCAGGCAGATGGGTGCGGTGTTCAACAAGTCTGTACAGTACAAGGGGGTGATTGAAAACTATATGCGTATCTGCCCGATGAAAAAAGCAATCTGTTTTGATGCCACACAGGCAAATGCGATAAGGATGTGCGCTGAATTTAATGAAGCTGGCATTCCCGCAAAATTCCTCATATCAGGTATAGACAAGAATAAGCCAGATGAGTTGGCATTATATGAAAGATACAAGCATCTTACAGGAAACAGGGAACAGCTTATCAAGGATTTCCATGACGATAAATTCACCGTTATATGCAACAGTGGCATATTGTCTACGGGATACGATGAAACAAGTATAGAGGTTTGCATATTAAACCGTGCTACACAATCCGTTCAGTTTTATATCCAGGCAACTGGCAGGGCTATACGGCTTCACCCAAATAAAACGGAAGCATTTCTCCTAGACTTCGGTGGTAACATATCACGGCTCGGCAAGTTTGAGAAAGAACGTAAATGGGCTTTATGGCATAACAAGGGGAAATGTGAAGGGATACAAGGAGTGAAAGAGTGTAAACAGTGTGGTAAATATATTGCCATAACCGCTTCGGAATGTCCTTTCTGCGGATATGTATATCCTACCGAAAAGGAAATAAGGATGGCGGAACTGCAAGAACTGGTAGGAGATTTAAAGTTCGAGCAAATGACGCCTACTCAATTTTTCCAGTATGCGGAACTTAAAGGATACAATACTTATTGGGCAATACGGCAGTTGTATATCAGAAATACGGAAACTGATTTTCGTAAAGCCATGAAAGAATGCGGATATTCCAGCAAGTTTATATGGGGTTATATTCAAAGAAACAAAAAATAACATTTGGAATTTATAACCAATTAAATACTATTTAACAAAAATATATCCCCCTTGGTAGAAGGGGTTGAGGACGTGGAGTGGCCGACAGTAGTCGGGGCGGTGAAGCGTCAATATGTATGTGTATGAATATATATAATTACCTTTAATTATGGGAAAAAATTTACTTAACAGCGATGGTAAAATTGCCTTGTTTCACGAAACGATAAGGCTTGACTTTAATCTGCCCAAATACTCCGTTATAGAGCAGAAAGATCCTAATCCAAGTGTAATGTCTTACGATTTCCTAAAACAATACATGGAAAGCAATGACAAGGAAGGAGTGGCGGAATTTAATCTTACCGTTTCACCGACAATGCTTGATTCTGTAAAAACAAACCAGGAGCACAAGCAAGTAAGACCCTACCTTCTTGACAGAAAACATAAGGAAAACTCATGGTTTAAAAAGATTAAGGATTATGTAGACGAATACAGAAGATCCAAGTTTGACGTAATACATTTCTTTTCTGAGGTTAAGATACAGACAGAGAACGAAATGAAGCAATACAGGGATAGGATAAAAGACTATATACTGATGCTAGGTTATGCTGAAAGATCAGGTCAATATGCCTTGAAAGAAAAACTGTTCCGAAATATGGTGATATGTAAATACGAAAGCATATTGTTCAGCAAAGGATTATACAAGGCTATATCAGAGGAAAATCTTATGAAGTTTGCAAAAGGATGTCCGAAAAATCTATGCCTTGATTATATTTCTGACTATACTAGAATCATACCATTTGACATAATTAGGAAAAAGACTGACATAGACAAATATGAAATATTCGACAACTATGTTATCCTCCATTATGACTTTGATAATAACGGAACAGATTTACCGTCTGACAAGAAAAAAGAAGAGGTGGAAAAAAGAAAAGACCCTATTCTGTTTGGTGTTATTGCAGGAAGCAACAAACTATACTTCATCGGTGACTGGATTGACGAGTATTGCGATTTGCGGTTCGATGATGTGGTAAAACAATGCACGGACGATTTCTTGTCAGAAAACATTTCTTTGGATGATCTTGCAAAATAGCAATACAAAGCCTTGCAGAAACGGAGAGTATTGCTGCTGTCGATGCAAGCATAGATACACAGTTATTGTGGATGGATTGTTTGTTGGATATGTCTGCTACATTCCTTGGTTTGAAAAAAACGTTGCCATGAAGATAAGAAACAGCGGACATGACATGTGTGAAGGATTTGAAATTGTTGATAACAAACTTTAACCTTTTATTCTTCTCACATATCCCATTTCGTGATATCTTTGCCAAATACAATTTTTTTTATTATGGCTGAGGAGAAACGATCTGCGGAAGAAAAGAAAATGCAGAAAGATATAGTAGTTAGTTATAGGAACGAGAAGGAAGGTAAAGGATGCAGGGGATTGCTTGTAGCGTTCTTTTCCGAACTTCTCCATCCTGCTGTAAGTGGTAATAAGTCGGCTGAGTTCCGTGCTCTAGGGGCAAAGAAAAGTATGCCAGACCTTGCTTATATACATGACGGTAAGATATATGGCATAGAACTTAAAATGCCTGACAGTAACCATGACCGTAATCATATAATAGAACAAGCTGATGTGATGGCTACATATTTCTTTAGAGGATATTTTGTATGGTCTAAGGATATGTTGTGGAATATACTTGACGCTATTGAGCGTGGTCAGCCTATAATGTCGAATACATTACAGGTTAAAGATTACTGTTTACGTAACAGCACTACAAAAGTAAGTTTTGAAAAAATAATTAAAGAGCTGTTTCAATGAAAGTTATATATAACAAAATTATTCCATTCAAGGGGTACAAGTGTATAAATTTGTTCGGGATTCTTTTCGTAAGAAAAGGATGTACGATGAGTGAAAGCGATTACAATCACGAAGCGATTCATACAAAACAAATGAAAGAGCTTTTGTATGTTCCGTTTTACATTTTGTATCTTTTGGAATGGCTGTACAGGCTTACACAAAAAGGTAATGCGTATAGAAACATATCGTTTGAGAAGGAAGCCTATAATAACGAGAACGATATGGATTACATTGATAAAAGAGGACATTTTTCTTGGATTGAATACATTTGAATTTTACATTTATGAATAAGATAATTTTTGATAGAAAGGTTTTATATTCAACGTTAAACTCAGCCAAAGCCTGCCTTTCCGATACAGGCTTGACGATATTGGAATGTTTCCGTTTTAAATATATAGCATCAGAGAATGCGATAGAGGTTACTTCATACAACAACCTCAATGAGATGCGTTTGATTATTCCAGTTGTTGATTCAGATTGTAATGACGGACAGGAGTTTGCAGTAGACGGTATAAGACTTGTAAAGCTACTGAAAACAGTAAAGGATTCCATTGTTACGGTAAAAATATATGACAAGGATATAATATTCTCTTACAATGGCAGTGAAGCGTCTTTCTTTGCAGAAGATGTGGAATCTTATCCTGATATTAAAATAGGTAAGCGTGGTACCGGGATAAGGGTCAACGTGAACAGGAATGATCTGTATAGAGCATTAAAAAGGAATATAGGATTTAATGATATCAGTGACGTTGTGACCAGTCTTAGTGGAGTGGGGATAAATTTTATTTGTTCCAATAATTGCATTGATATATGTTCGTCCGATAAGATTGTATTTGTCAGAGATGTTATAGAATGTCAGCCGGATATATCAAAGGACTTGTGCATAAATGTAATGCCTACTTCGGTAAAGGAAGCGTTATCCTTTCTTGAGATGTTGTCAGAAGAAAATGTAACTGTTTCTGTATCTGATGATGAAAGGGTGATGTCTATATATTATGGGGATTTCGGTTCTGTCTTTAATTGTACGCTGATGGAGGTTAAGTTTGTAAACTACACACCATTGGTAAACAATATAAAATCAAACTTTAATTACTTTATTAAAGCAAGAACTAGCGACTTGATAGATTCCCTTTCAAGAATAAAGGTAATGTCAGATGTGTATAACATATCACATTTTGTTTGCAGGGAGGGAGATAATAAAATGGATATAACATACACAAATGATGCAGGGTATAAAATATCGGAAAATGTCGGAATTGAAGGATCTTGTCAAGGGCGTTTTGATTGCAATCTGAACATTGAAAAGATGATTAACGCATTGAAGGTATTTCCTGGGGATTATGTCACATTGACATACACTAATCCTGAGAATAATGCTCCTATATGTATCATTAATGAAGAGGGAGATTATAAATTAATGGGCGTAGTAAACATTTTTAAGAGTTGATAACTATCGTTTAACCTATCGAATATACAGTTTTATTATTTTTGCAACAAAAATATATAAGACATGGAAGATAAAGAAAGAACAATTCAGATTCTCGCTGAAACAATAGATAGGTTAAACAAGACGATAGAATCACAGAACAGGTTGATTGAGGATTTAAAAAACAGGCTTGAAACAATTCAGAACGAATATAGCCCTTCAATTATGACTGTAGGCGTATTGATAGAAAAGTTGAATAATACAAAGACAAGAAGCGGAAAGGTAAGATTTGAAGCATTATCAAAACATATAATGCCATATCTTACCAATCAGCTTTATGACGAGTATGATTTTAATGATACCATCCCTACGTTCAAGGAAGTTCCGTCCGTTGAAAAGCCTGTAAATCGTGATATGATAGATGATATGATCAGTGTTATAAAGTCAAAGAGAAAGATAAGCGAATCATCCCAAAAGGCATATCTTTTAATGCTTAAAAGAATATTGTCCGAATCAAAAGAGATGAGCAAATATATCAATGATTATATTATCTCACTGAACGTAAAATCTCCTTCAAATATATCTCTTACGGATGAAGAAATAGAATTATTCTGGAATGTCGAGCCGTTTAACGTTACAGAAAAAATAGTAAAGAAATTGTTTCTGATTCAATGCTATACTGCCATGAGATATTCCGATATTTTCAGATTGAAAGATTCTATGATGGAGGGAAATGTTATTTCGTATATATCAAAAAAGACAGGTAAGAACGTTGAGGTTCCTGTACCTTCCAAGATTATAGAAATGATAAAAGAGGTTAGATCGTTCGATAAATACAACATAGAATCTTCCTTAAAGACTACTATGAATGAAGTTCTACCAACTCTTGGATGTAGAGCAGGTATAAACAAGCAGGTATTTGTAAGACGGGCAAATGTACTTATGAAAGGCCCGAAGTACCAGTTCATCAAAACACATACAGGACGTAGAACAGCTATTACAAGATGGGCTAATATGGGAATACCAGAAGGAGAACTGAAATCTATGGCTGGTCATTCTGATATAAGAACCACGAACAGATATATTACTGCAAGCGTATCAAATAAAACTAAAAATATTTTAACTGGTCAACTACCCACTAGGCTAAAATCCCAAGTTGATTAGACTAAGCACTTCGGGTGCTACGTTAGGAGAGAATATATAGTTACCAAGGGGTGTTTGCTCAAGCTCCTTGCTCTAAGGTCAGTGATTAAACAATTCTGTGGGGTAGGAATAGTGTTGCTGACGGAAAACCTCTCCATAACATTGTCGATGAGCATTTAACGGAGAAATCCGACTTATAGTAAATTAAAAAACGAATGGTTTACGTAATTAACAAACAAGGACAAGCACTTATGCCAACTGAAAGGTTTGGTAAGGTGAGAAGGCTGTTAAAAAACAGTCTAGCCCATGTTGTGTGTCGTATTCCGTTTGCAATTCAATTGGATTATGACACAACAGATTATACACAGCCCGTAAGTTTGGGCGTAGATGCTGGTAGCAAGCATATCGGCATTTCAGCAACAACAAGTGAGAAGGAATTGTATGCGGCAGATGTGGAATTGAGAAACGATATTGTGGATAAGTTATCTACTCGTAGGGAGCAAAGAAGAACTCGTAGGGGTAGACTTCGTTATCGCAAGGCTCGTTTTAATAATAGGGTATCTTCCAAGCGTAAAGGTTGGATAGCACCATCTATTGAAAACAAAATCCAAACTCATTTGACTATTGTTGAGAAGATACATAAGTTCCTACCAATAACTAATATCGTAGTTGAAACGGCTTCCTTTGATATACAGAAGATTAATAATCCAAGTATATCTGGCAGTGAATACCAGCAAGGAGAACAGCTTGATTTCTTCAATGTGCGTGAATATGTGTTATTTAGAGATAATCATATTTGCCAACATTGTAAGGGTAAAAGTAAAGATAAAGTCTTGAATGTGCATCACATAGAGAGCAGAAAGACTGGAGGTGATAGCCCGAAAAACTTGATTACCCTTTGCGAAACTTGTCATAAGGCATATCATAGAGGTGAGTTTGAATTAAATGTAAAGCGTGGAAAGTCATTTAGAGATGCCGCCTTTATGGGGATTATGCGATGGAGCTTCTATGATAGACTAAAGAACATATATCCTAATGTAAGTATGACTTTTGGTTATATCACGAAGAATACCCGTATCACTAATAATCTCCCTAAAGATCATTATGTTGATGCAAGGTGTATCAGTGGTAATCCTGTGGCTAAACCTTTAGGTTATTATTTCTATCAGAAGAAAGTAAGATGCCAAAACAGGCAAATACACAAAGCTAATTTCTTGAAAGGTGGCAGAAAGAAACTCAATCAAGCACCGTTCTTAGTAAAGGGATTCAGATTGTTTGATTTGGTTGAATACCAAAAGGATTTGTATTACATATTTGGAAGAAGAGATAGAGGTTTCTTTGATATTAGGAAGTTGGATGGAATAAAAGTGAACAAAGGTTCTATTAATTACAAGCATTTGCGGTTGATAGATAAAAGGAAAAGTATATTAACTGAAAAGAGAACGCAAGTAAATTTATGAAGATAAAACGGAATTAATTCAAAATAGAATAGAAATGAACGATATAATATTCAAAAAAATAGAAAGAGCAAACAGTAAATATTCTGAATACTTATTAGCTTGCGATAAAGTAGCTAAAGAAGCCCAAAAGCATATAAATTGGAACGATAACGTAGGTTGTGCCTATATACCGGGTGACGGTCTTTGCATAGAGATTGAAGTCCATGTTTGCCCAGCTACAAGATTTTTTGAACTACCTGAGATTATCGGTAATGATATGATTGATGAATACACATATCGAATCAATTGCATTTAATTTAAAAGGGAACATAAAGGAGGAAATATGACATTAGAGCAGATAGTAAAACAAAGTCAAGGGGAACAATATGTTTATCCCGATGTATTTACAGATAAATGCGGTCTTGATATTATACTTTCCAATGATAAACTTCATGCCGTAAGGTCTTGGGGGTACACCAAAGGTAATCCAAAAAGGCGCGCTACGCTTGAAATTACAACGTTCAGAGGCATTTCTTCCAACGCTGTACATTATTACGGAAGGATAAAGATTCAAGGTGTAAATATGGAATGTGACGGAGAGCCAGGACATAGTAAAATGATATTTGACAACAATATCCCATTGGCACATTATATCTATGAACTTGTGCTTAAACGTCCGCTTACTAAGGAAGAAATAGATAAAAACCCGGAACGATGGGGAGATTACTACAATGAAGGTGATTTGACTAACTGTTTTGAAACAATAGAAGATGTCATTGAACTTGCAAAACAAGTCTTTCGGCTACGATTTACTGGTGAGTGGGAATTTTATGTAGAAAGCCCATATAACAAATATAGGGGTAAATTAGAAATTAACGTATAACGAGAAAGGAATGAGTAAAACAACAATTTATTATCTATTCCTAGCAGTAATGTATATGCTTCTAGGATAGGTGGAAAGGAGAGATATGAAACAGACAGTAGAAGAAGCGGCATACGATTATGCTACTAATAAAACGAAGTTCAGAAAAGACGTTATGAAAGAAGTTGACGCGGATACCTACGTTTCACGTCATGCCGATAGTATGGACGATTTTCAATGTGGTGCAGAGTGGCAGTCAAAGCAATCTCCTTGGATAAGCGTTAAGGACAAGGCTGGTTGTGACACATCAGATGATTGTATTGTAATGGTTGCGAATGGTGATATATTCAAAGCGTATTTTTCATCTAAAAACAAATGGATGAAAAGTAATGGAGGCTATTATGATGAGGTTATAGATGATGTTGTTGCATGGATGCCCATCCCGTCTTTCGACGATATACTAGAAGCCAACAAGGATGTACTTGAACGAATTAAAGAGAAAGGAGATTGATTATGGAAATAAAGAACGTAGGACAACTTAGAAAAATCATAGAGAACCTTCCCGATGATTTTGAAATCGAGATGCGTGTCAGACGCAAATTGACGGATGAAGAATTGAAAAATTGCAGATACCCTTATCCTTACGATACAGAGTATTTAACTTTGGAATTTGACGATATAGGCGTTTCTGACAAAGTATTGTGTTTGGGTGTAACTTCTAATGAATGAACGGTATGGAAGTAAAGAACGGAATAATAATAGACGGGGTGTTGCATGAATTGTGTGTTGGAATATGTGATGAGTGCTCATTACAAAATGAGTGTGATGATAGTTCAGAAATCATTTGCGATATAGCTTATGAAAACCCAAACATGGACCAGTGCTTTGTCAATCGTGGAAAAGTAACTGATATTAAGATAGATAAGGAGGAATAATTATGGGATTTACAACACCGTGTTTTATACGCAAAAATACACAGGAACTTCGGAGAGGACTGGAAGAATTGGGGTATTCACATGGTAAGCCTAAATATTATGCAGATGATGATAACAAGTATGATTTTATTATGTGTAATAATGGAATATTCTTTTTACTATCCCAAAAGAATCATGTGATAAGAAATGGGCATCCTTTGAAAAAACGTGGAAGTGTTGATTGCGGAACGAATGAAGAACTTTTCCTAGCTATCGCTGCATTGAGGGATGATAGTAACTACATGCAGTGGTTTATAGCAGATTCCATTCTTAGCGTTTCTTATGGCGATTCTATTGGTAATGATCATTATTTCACAGAACTCAAAGGCATTATGTTCTTTTGGGATGAAAATTGGGATAATGCAACCATTATTTCAGGACGTTATCACAAGGCTACCGTAGACGAATTGATTGAACATTTTAAAACAAAGGAGGAACAACTATGACCGAAGAACTTGTAACATTGGAAACAGCGAAGTTGCTGAAAGAGAAAGGATTTAATGAGTATTGCAAAGATATTATTAATCATAAGGGTATAATGATGGAAACCATATTTAGAACTAGTAAGGATTTACCTAAATCATTTTATTCTTGCCCTACTCAATCCGTTGCCCAGAAGTGGTTACGTGAAACCAAAAATATTCATATATGTGTATATAACTGTGCTTGTGGCTATGGATACGAAATATCTAAAGCTGACAATGGAACTCATATAACCAGTTCTGTTTATGAAGGACCTAATGATGGTGGTAAATGGGATGTCTACGAAGACGCACTTGAAGCTGGTTTACAGGAAGCATTAAAATTGATATAAATATGAGCCTTAGGCGGCTTTGTAAAACCCATATAAACAATGATGAAAAGAATAATTACTGTCCAAGACATGATTGACGAACTAATGTTAGTTGTCAATAAGGATGCTGAAATAAATATCGTAATGAATACAGGAGATTATCAAACTGAATACATTCCTGATCTATATGATTTTTCTGTCATTGATTTTACTGATGTACATCCTGATGATGGAAACTCGGAAAATAAAGTGGTAATAGAAATGTTTCGTTAAAAGAGAAATAAATAACACTCAAAACATAAAAGAAATGAATACAACTTTTGAAAGATCGTCTAATAGTACCGATGAATGGTACACACCGAAAGAAATTATAGACGCATTAGGTGAATTTGATTTAGACCCATGTGCCCCATTAGCCCCCCCCTATAAAACGGCAAATGTCATGTACAATAAAAATGACGATGGGTTAAAACAGGAATGGAAAGGACGTGTTTGGTTGAACCCACCTTATTCCCGTCCTCTTATAGAATGCTTCGTTAAACGGATGGCAGAACATGGAAACGGTATTGCTTTACTTTTCAATCGCTGTGATTCAAAGATGTTTCAGGATGTGATATTCGAAAAGGCAACGGCAATGAAGTTCTTGCGTAACCGAATCAGATTCTTCCGTCCAGACGGAACTCGTGGGGATTCTCCTGGCTGTGGCAGTATTCTCATCGCTTTTGGTGAAAACAACGCGGAAATATTAAGAAACTGTGATATAGCAGGTAAGTATGTTAGGATCAATTAGAATGGCAAAAAAGATGAATAAGGAAGAATTTTTAAGCAAAAGATACGCCATTGATTTAAAGATAAAAAAATTGAATGGAGAAAAGGAACAGTTGGAAAAGGAATACATTGAATCCAACCAAGTATTCCCTATTGGAAGCAAAGTCTGTATAACGGTCCCGGCTCATGAAAGGATATTAGTTCCCGAAGCGAAGAAGTTAGCCTATATTGCAGATTATGATATTGATGATAACGGAGAGGTTGTACCCTCTTTAAGACAGTTGGATTGCAATGGGGGCATGTCAGCAATACCTTTATTTGTTAATTTAAAGAAGGCTATAATTGAAGGCATTAAGGAACAAATATGAATAAGATAGAAAAATTGGCAGGACAATATAATGCCGCCTTTACTTGTTTAACAGTAATAGAAAGTGAATTGACCAAAGAATGTCAGAAGTACGTTTCGTGGGATACCGTTCAAGTAAGCATTACTGGTGGCGGTGCTCCCATTGTAAAAGCAAGGAATGAGATAAATGCCGTTCCTTTGGAAGATTTTGTAGACCATGTTAATAAACATGGTAATATGACAGAATCCGCCTACGGATATTTGGCTTGTATTTGATTTAAAACAATAAAATTATGGCTATCATAGGAATAGACTTTGACGGAACGGTCGTGACACACGACTTTCCTAAAATAGGAAAAGATATAGGTGCAGTACCTATATTAAAAAGATTGGTTGATAACGGACACAAACTTATCCTTTTCACCATGAGAAGTGATATTGATGAGGTGACTTCCGATGATTACAACATACACAAACAGGGAGGAAAATATTTGTCGGAAGCCGTACAATGGTTTATGGACAACAACATTCCCTTGTTCGGTATAAACGAGAATCCTGAACAGCATACATGGACACTATCACCCAAACCTTATTGTCACATATACATTGATGATGCGGCATTGGGATGTCCGTTGAAATATGATGTAAACCTGTCAAACAGAGGGTTTGTAAACTGGAATAGAGTGGAATCACTTTTAATAAAAAGGGAATTGATATGAACAATTTAAAATTATATATCGCCCGTGACGAAGGCAAATGGGATGAAGATGTACAAACAACAGGAGAACTGAACCTATTTTATGATACCCCGCAACTTCTGTTTGACGTGAAGGACTGGACATCGTACTGGGGTAATGCTCGTAAGATAGCGAATATTCCCTCTTACATGTATCCGCAAGTCAAGGATAAGGAGTGTTATGTTTTCAACAATCTTGAATTATACCAAAGTTTTAACTGATAATAGAGAGGATAGGCAGTTAGCCTATCTTCTCTTTTCGTATTTTCTTTTCATTTTCCTTCTTTCCACCCGTGACATACCCATGCTTTGAGCAATACCGAACAGGATTTCCTTTTCCGAATCGTTAAGCATATCATACACCTCTTCTTTGCTCTTTCCGCTAATCATAGCCATAAAAATCTTTTTCATAATGATTTATTTTAGTTTTTTCTTACAACAATCGCAAATCTCGTCTTTTATAGGCTTCGTAAATAAAGCACCTACATATCCTGCAAGATACCCGGCCTCTTCTGATGAAGGCTTTATGCCGTAATAGTCAATTATATGACCAATCATGTGTTGTTTTTCATGCTCCAGTGTATTCATAAATTCTTCATCAGACGTACTATGACTGATAATAATTACAGTACACTTGTCGTTTGAATACGTTACACCGTAATTGTATTTTTCAGTCTTTATCTTATCCGTTATCCTGTTCAACAAATGAAAAGGACAGCCAATGTATTCCAGTCTGTACATCGCTCTTAAATAAGAGTATTTATCCACAGAATAGAACACATCAACCGTCCAGTCATATTCCTCAATGTATAGTCTTTGTCGTACCATAGCAATCAGATATAATCCTCCCAAGAGAAAGGTGTTCCACAGGCTATACACTTTGCGTAATACTCGTCAAGAGCACGGGTAGGGCTTCCGTCAACATCGTCAAGATAGTCTTTTACAAACATACAGGCATATTGCTCATTGACTATGGATGAACCCATATAGTCGGCACGTACCATATTCAATACATAAACCTTGTTGTATTCCACATCATTCTTCAACTCAACATTGAATTGCTTCATCAATGCTTCTACTTGATCCTTGTCATACGGGTGTATTTTGTTACCGTTCCTGTCTTTCATTTTTGAAACGGCATATTCACACAATTTCTTTGAGAAATTCCATCCATGTTCTGCAAGATATTTTTCCATTCCCGAAGGAAGTTTCTCATATACATCTAATCTCGTTCTTTCCATAGCTTTTGTTTTTAAAAAGATAGCCCGTAGCAAACCACTACGGGCTTAAACCAATTTAATTAGCGTCTACGTCTGGCGTAAGGACCAGTACCTTTGACTCCGCGTCTTTCTCCGTACTCATCATCGTCATCCCAAATACGCCCGTCATCGTCCATTCTTCTACGCATTCCACGCTCACCGTAACGTCCATCCATTTCTTCCATAGCGTCACGATAGCCTTCTTTATACGCTTTTTCTAATTCCCGGTCCATATCTTCACCTTCAAAGCTACGGCCCATTCCATATACTTTCCAACCCATAGTGTTTATTTTTTATTGTTGTTATTATTATTGTTTACATGTTGCACGTCAGGCAATTTGATACCAGAAGCAGCAAGTTGTGCAAGTATATCCTTTATCTGTGACAATTCACCTTTAAGTTCCTTCATCTCCTTGTCCTGCTGTGCCTTTTCGGCAAATGCAGGATTCAATGCTGTAAGCATCTCATCGCAGCTTTTGATTACTTTCTGATGGTATTCCACAGATTCCACAACCCTTACACTACTTATTTTCATTGCTTCTATCTCTGCATTGATGGCATCCTTGCTTTCCGATACAACCACATTCCCGCCTACTTGGGAAAAGTCTGCTATACTAAGATTGGCTGGCAACTTTTGAAAATCAAGAGTATCATCTCCAACCTTAACTTTCACATCCACAACCATTTCATTTTGCGGAAGAGGATATGCTGTATATCCGTTCTGATATTTAGGAACAGGATTTGAAACACTTACCACAGTGCCCACATCACATCTTGGGTTTTCCCCTTTATGCAATATGAAAAACTGCTGGCCTTGTCGTATTGATTGAAACATACTTATTCTAACTTTTTAATATCATTTTACAGTGCTTCTAGCCTGTGCGGCAGTAGCAGGTGCAACGATATGATTAACTACTTGAAATATCCCATTACATTTGTCGTAATAGACAAAGTATTTATTCCCCTGTGAAATTTCACTAGACGGAATCTGATCTCCCGAACCGTTTACCAAAGGAACCTTGCTTGTGGATGTTGATGTGGTATTTGTCAGTGTGGTAGCCACAGAAACAAGATACGCATCAGACCCAGCAGCAGGAACATGATTTACGCTTAAAAGCAAAATACCTTGATTTGGCAATCGTCTGAACAGACACGGGCTAATACCATAGATAACCTCTGAATTTGTCGTGTCTGTTGTTACAGAAGATGTCCTAACAAACGGTATTCCTCCAAAGTCAAGTCTATGTACTCCTTTAAAACGGTTAGCGTTATATCCCATCATATAAGGATTAAAAAAATAACTCATAACTTTTCCCTTTCTTTAAAATTTTACTATTTTTGCATCGGGATAGATAGGAGTGATCAGCCTATTGAAAAGGGTTCGCTAACGCCCTTCCCTCTTTTTTCTATGTTAGCATCACTAAAACTAGTTAGCAATGACAAACGAAGAATTTATTAAGAGCATCTCCTTGGAAGGAGAAATTTGGAAGGACGTAATCGGATATGAAGAAACATATATGGTTTCTTCATATGGTAGAGTTGTGTTTAAAGAACGTTTTAGAGATAATGGCAATGGTGGATACGTTATGCCACCAAAGCTATGTCATTTAATGGAAACGAAATTTGGATACTTACAAGCTCGCCTATATAAAGATAATAAAGAGAAAAAATGCTATGTTCATAGATTAGTTGCATCTGCACATATATCTAACCCTAATAATTATCCCATAATAGACCATATTGATACCAACAGGAAAAACAACAAAGTATCTAATTTAAGATGGTGTAATTCCTCTATGAATGCTCTAAATCCAATAACAAGAAAAAGAAACTCTTTATCTAAAATTGGAAATAGAAAAATTATTCTAGCAAACAGTAAATCTGTTGTTCGTATCAATCCAAGTAATCCTAATGATATTAAGATTTATGAATCACCCACTTTTGCTAAGAAAACAGAAGGATATAACCAAGGTCATATTTCCGCTGTATGTTTAGGTAAAAGAAAGTATCATAAAGGATATAAATGGATGTACCTATCCGATTACGAAGCCCAATTCAATAAGTCAAAGAACTCTTAACTAAACTTTAGCAATTGCAACCACAGTTGTCACCAGCAGCATAACCTGCACCAAAACCAGCCATGAACGGATAACCTCCATAGCAACAATTTGGGTTAGGCACTATATAGGATGGAACCGGGCACGGAGCCTTAAGTTGGCCAACTATATTTGCAGTCTGTGCCTGCTGAGAAGCAGCTAAAGCTAAATTGCTATTTTCCTGTCTCAGAGCATCAATCTTGTTTTGCATTTCACGCATTTCAAGCTGACAGAACTTGTCATTGATGATAGCTGTTTGAGCGTCTATCTTTGCGCCAAGAATGTTGAACTGAGTGTTTGCATTGCTAGTCAAAGTATTAGTCTGTTCTACAGTAGCCAAACGGCTATCACATCCCTGACGTTCAATAGCTGTACGGATATCGCAGCAGCAAGAAGCAAGCTGAGAACCGATAGCTGCACTATTGGACTGAATTGAGTTGATGATCTGTTGAGAGGAAAGACCTACCTGGTTACCAACTTGCTGAATCTGTCCTTGAATTTGGCAGATAGCATTCTGCAACTGTTGAGTAGAGCAGTTCAAAGAACTAGCCAACTGATTGATAGCTGTTCCGTTTCCTTGAATAGCGTTCATCAACAATTCACGTCCTGCTTCATTGTTCAATTGAGCAGGGATTCCGTTTGCTCCATTGCCAAACCCGTTACCGAATCCGTTACCACCCCACAGGAAGAAGAGCAGGATAATCCAGATCCAATAACAACCAGCACCACCCCAAGCGTCTTGATTTTTGTTTCCATTCATCAAGGCAGCTACAAGATTGGGGTCTAATCCTTTATTCTGCAACAGTGCAGGAATCATTGACATAATACCTGCGCTTTCTCCAGCGGCAGGATTGTCGAACATAAAAATTTTGTCTGAACCCATAATATTGTAATTTAATGTGTGTGTATTATAACTCCCGTAAAGACTGTGCACTCATCTTTACGAGTGTAAATTTACAACATGGATTGCCTAAACAAAAATAAAAATTTCGCAGTATAACCTATTGTGTTTCAGATAGTTTAAACTTGTTAAAATAAGTTATTTGCTTGTGTGTTGTTTTTCCTATTCGTATATTAGCGCAATAATTTTAAAATAGAGGAATTGAAGATGAAAGAATTAAAAAAATGGAATAATAATCCAATAAAGATTACGTATTTAATACCTAGTGGAAACAAGTATGCTTATATAAAATTAGGTGACACTGTTGATCTGACGAACGGAACATATAAAATAACCGCTTTGGATAATGAAGAAAACATTTTCCAAGCGGTTAATATGGAGAATAAAGATGATTGTGTTACAATGTATGCGTATGAGGTTGTCTAGCTTTTAGTCTTGTATTTGCCCCTTGACTTCTTTGGACGTATAAGCCCGTTGTTTTTAAGAGCATCCAATGTTTCTTTCAAATAAACGGGTTTTGTCATTCCTTGTACTCTCACGGGAGATAATAACGGTTGTACGGGATGAAACTTAGTGCCTTTGTATGTAAGCCTTGCAAACTCGGTGTCACTCACATCAAGATACTTTATGGCATTTTCTCTATCAAAATAAGACGGTATGATAGTTGATTTGTTTATTGCGTCAGTAAGGAAGTTGAACTGTTCCGCATCAACATTCGAGTTTCCGCTTTTCAATGCTAGAGATATTCCGTCAAGTAAGGAAGCTAATATAGTGTTATAATTCATGCCCATGACTTACTCGATAGATGATATGTTTGCTGTTCCCGTAACACTCACCTTGCTTCCTGGTGTGACTGAAAAATATTCCACCGTTCCTGCCGGGAGAAGCATTCCTGTTGGTGATATTCTGCTTGATCTGCTTTTCGTTTCCTGTACCAATGAGATACGGCATCCATCCGATGTCGCTACTCTTATAAGGTTTGACAATGCTGTGTATTCCTTGTCGGTTACATCTTCCGATGCTGATATTCTTGCAGCTACGATACCTTTTAACGCTTCATCCTTTGAAGCGTTTTTGGTGGAGAAATACCCACCTATCTGTTGTTTGTCATTGCTTTCCATATCCTTTTAAGTAAGATTGTTTCACACTTTCTGCAAACTCGTTCAGCTTTACATAATCCGGGTCAAGTTTGTTTAAAATACCTTTTCTGAGAGCCGCTTCTTCCTCACCGTTGGGAAATTCATCCTTTATGGCGGCATCTACCGTTTTGTCGTATGATACAGGGTTCTTTACACGCTGTACATCGGCTTTCCACTTTTTGACGAACTTTTCCTGTACAATATTTCCCATATCGTCCGTTTCGGGTTCGTCAACTTGTTCAATGTTTAAATGAACATTGCTATATCCAGTGCCTAAATCAAAGATAAAGGCAGGCTTCTCGTCAAAAATCAAACCTCTTTCCATAGATAATTATATACGATTAATTAGTTATAAATGCCATTTTTAATGCAAATATAGCAAAATTATTTGTATTACTCTAATAAAACTATCGCATTTGGTTATATTTGTGAGCTCCATATATCCTGTTCCACTTTTACCATTTCGCATCCGGATGCACTTCAACGGACAGATGATTCATTATTCTGATGATTAATTCTCGTATCATAAATATATGTTTTGAGTGTTACTAGTAATTTTCCGGGTTACTCTACAGGTTTATAATAGCTAATACAACCGGTTCATACGCTCTTCCTATTTCACGTAATCCCCCACTATCATAGCTCGGATGAATTCCGTCTCTTCCATTTTGCAGGACTGTCGTAGTTGCGCTGTATAAGTCACATAGTGATTTTTCAGAAAGCGAACCATATCCATATATGTTATCCATCAGTGCATAAACAGGAACAAGAGTAACATAGTTTCTATAAGGATTTCCCGTATCATCGTTTCCTTCAAACAGTGATATGATCTCTTCGGCAAATGACAATACACTATATTTCTTAGGGCTGTTGTTGTTATTACTACCGCCCGAAAAAGTCATAAGTTCAGCACCATAAATCTCTAAACCAAAAACGATTTTAGTATTCGGATACTGACTGTGAAATTTATCAATTATTCGTTTTGCACGTAACTTGGCTGTCTGTACACTTTCTGAATTTACATCCTCATAAGACTTTACCTCGTTGTATCCCCACTGGAGTATGAAGATGTCAGGAATATCAAATCCCCAATAATCGAAGTAGTATTTGAAATCCAGTTCATCAGTTGACGGATTCCAAAACGGATTATACCTCGCATCATCCGCAGATGTGTATGTAATCGTAGCATCGCCGGCCAAAGTGTTACCATTAGCGGATTGTGTTTTTGTGATTGTACCGCTTGACGGAAAATTCCCTGTTCCTGACGTATCATCTTCCGTACCATCACCATAATTAGGGTCTGAACTGAATTTACCCAATTTGAGTTTACCACTATATCTACCATCATCCCCTGCTGTCAGTCTGAATCCTCTCACCACCCAAGATATATTATTCTGATCCAAGTAAGATGTACCGGGATAGCCTGTAACCGGTAATTCTGTAATCCCCGAAACGGTCAATATCTTTGCTGCCCCTTTGGGTTCCGTGATAAAAGACATGTTTCCACCACTCTGAACCTCACCCCAAATATCTTCGGTATAATTAGATCCGGTAGTTTTAACGCGGTTAATCATGGTTCCGATATAATCAACCGTAACATTATCTTCTTTGAGCAAGTTCTTTAATTCAACTTGCCAGCCACCCAGATCAGATATACTATCCCCACTATCCAATATCTTAACTGTCTTATGGGATGAAGGATTGGCAAGTATATTAAATTTGACTTGCAGCTCTTGCAGCAATTTTCCAAATTTTCGAAGCGTAAGCTTATTATTATAAACAGATGCATTTGCGGGGGTTCCTGACAATTGCCTGTCGAAAACCTTTAACGTGGCATTTGACACCGAGAAATCAAAGCTATCATGGCACGCACTTTTTATAGCCTGCTTATAATAGAGATTATTTTGCCGATTGGCTTTGAAATACAAACTGGACGGCAATACTAATTTTGCCGGGAAAACTTCTTCATTGATAATCTGCTTAACTTCGTCCCGTGTCGTTCCGCCGCCTATGCCTCCGGGTAAACTTTCCTCGCTGATCACATAGTGAAATGGCTCATATTCAGTTGAGGTTAAACCGTACTCAATCTGTCCCTCTGTCTTGTAATTTGAAGCTAAAAATGTCGCTCTGACATAGGCCGTATTACTTTCCAATGTAACGGTTAAGGTCTGTGCATTTTGAATGGAAGTTATGAATTCCTTATTCAAATCGTATTGGCTGAAGTAAATTGGTCCCAATGCAAGGGGATGTGCTGTTATCGTCCTCTTCCCCTCTACGGCTATATAATCGGATGTTACATAAGTGGTGCTATTAGCAACAGTGCCATTCTGACGCAAAAATCCATTATCTGCCTTATCGGGATCAAATAAATTTTTTCCAACCACCACTTTGGGCATTTGACTCTGTAATGTATCCAATGCCGTATTAGTATTATTTATCTCCTTTTCTTGTGCCGCAAACCTTTGCTCATTATCATAATTTTCTGTATATGGCTCATAAGACGTTGTAGTGCTGCCCTCAAAAAACATTGCATCATCAATGACAGCAGTTGATATGCTTAATCTGATATAGGCAGCGTTTGACGGTGAAGTAGTCACGCCTGATTTTGCAGCTTCTTTAATCGCATTGAATTCTTTATCAAACCAGACATTCGATGCACCACCCGTATTCGTGTTTTGGATATAATATGATGTATTTGGATTGACTTTGATATAGTGAGATAAAGACAGGGTCGAATTCGTTTTTAAATTACCTGAAGCATCAATATAATACCCATTTTTTACGGTTAATTTGTTAAACAAGTTCTTACCCAGCGAAACACTTTTCTTATCCGCAATTTGCATTTCAAGTTCTGTTCTGTCGCTTGCCATTTGTGTTTTAAGCTCCGTTTTATCAGTCATCATTTGTGTTTCAATTTTCACAAACTTCTGCTCGTTATCGTAGTTGTCGGTAAATGGCTCATAGGATGTTGCCACATCTCCAAGCTCCATCTGCGCTGCACCCAACTGAGATTTAGATATTGACAGCCTTATATAAGCTGCATTATCAGGGGTGGTAACAGTCTCGTCTTTAATTGATGTCAATGCTTTTAATTTATCATCAAAAATCACGTGATATGCTCCGCCAACACCTGTATTACTGATATGATATTGTGTACTATTTTTTACGCGAATGTAAGTTGTAACACAATATGACGCATTTTGTTTTAAGCTTCCGTTTTGTCCTAGATAATATCCATCTGTCAGATTCAATGGATTTATAATGTTTTTTCCGACAGAGTATTCTTTTTTCCCTGATATTCTAGCGTCTATTTCGGATATTTCTGTAGCCAGACTTTTGCGGCTGATCGGGTTAACCACCGCATCATAGATGGTAGCCGGGTAAATGGTTTGTCCGCCCTTCGTCAACTTGTGCATTTTTACCATAATAAATCTCCTATATTTTTAGATTAGTAACTGTTTCTTCTTCCTCTTCCAGTGGCAAATGAGGTACAAAATCACTCAGCACATCATCATACTCCTGATCTGACAGAGATACGCTCTGCACCGCATTGTATGCGGCATATATCTGATATATAGTGACCGACTTGTTCTTCTTCGGTTCACCTGTAACGCATGGTATTATCTCTGTACCCGTAACGGTTTCAACGGGAGTCATTTCCGAAATTTTAAGATTTTCTTCCATTGTTAATCCTCTGTTAAAATTAAGTTGTTATTTTCAAGTAATATGTTGTTTCCGTCTTCCATGATTATGATATTATTGATAACTTCAAGTATTATTCTTGAATTGGCAAATTTCCATTCATTGTTTGAATATGGCATGTATCCATCCTTTGTTACAGATATGGACATGGTACTATTGGCTATCCCCACTACTTTTACTGTGCCATCAGATAGTGTATTGTACTGTAAACCTTCTATCGTGACCGTTGCATTCTCTATGGGTGCTCCATTCACATCCACTACCGTTATAGTGACAATGGATTTTGGTATATAATAATCAATCAAATCCTGCTCGGTGAATCCGTCATTCTGTTTGGTGGGAACGGAATCGAACCCGATGGAGTTGTAGAAAGCTGAACTAATCCATCCGCTATCATGGTCAGTATTGCTAAAGAATATAGGAGTTTTAGTTTTATCACCTGTCACATCATTGTTTACTATGGTGATTATTTGCTTTTTGTTTAACAAAGCGGAAACTATTGTAGATTCATTCAGTGTTCCATCAATATAGGTCTTGCCGTTTGAGTTCCTACTATTATAAGCAATACTATCTTTGTCATTGAATACGGCAAACAGCCAAGGTTCAGTAGTATTCAGTCTTTGGTCATAGATAAACTTTCCATCAACAAACGGATTAATAGTAGTAAACAACACCTTAACGCCATGCTGTAAGTTCTGTATTTGCCCATAATCATCTACCCCATCAGTTACTAGGGCGTTGGGATATCTAGGCAGGAACTCTATTGTTACGTCCATATCTCCTATATCCCCTGTAACTCCTATGGCATTGTATAATAATGTAGTTCCTTCGGGATAAGTCAATGTAACTTCATGCTCCCCGTTGTCAAAAGTATAAAATCCGCCATTTCTGTTTACCAAACTAACTTGTCTGCCATCAGAAAGACCTGTAACCTTAAACTTATGCGTTGGGTTAGAGTTTGCCGGAACTATGTTTACCATGTTATCCGTAGTGGATAGTTTTTTAGTAATATGAATAATTCTGTTATCTGTAACAGTAACATTTGCTCTATCGGGTAGAATATTGGTGCTAGAAATATCATACCCACCCACACCGCTCATTGCCGCGAACAGAAAATTGTTAAGTTTCAGAGGTCTGTTGTTTCCGCTATGGTCTTGCAGGTATGGATTGGCTTTTAGTATCTCGTTTGTGGGAACGGATTGTCCTGACGGGAGTTGGGTGATGGTGATATTACAAGCGCCGACAATATTGCCGTTTCTGAATGACAGATTACCTTTTACAGTTTCCAATGGCGGAATATCATAGGTTCCGTCTGATGTAATATTAACTAATTTTACATCAGCACTATATCCCCAGTATAATTCCTGCCCGTCAACTATACCTTTCACTTCCACTTTCATTCCTGGGAAATTTTTTGTTTGGTCAGGAATGTGGCATTTTACTGTATCGTTCAGTGTAGCAAATCTAGTTATGACAAATGAGGTGCTTGTTATAATTACATCAGCATTTATAGATGGATGCGACCTCCAGTCATTAAAGTTTTGGCTGTATGTATCCACAGGCTTTGACATATCGTACCAGAACACCATGTGTTTTGGTATCCATTTTTCTATCACCTTGTTTATATCGGTTTTTCCTGTACCTGCCGATTTTACAAGTCCAAGTTTTCCTATGTTAAAAAAACCTATTTTTCTCATTTTTCGTCCATTTTAAACCACTCATCAGATAAAAGCATCTTCTCAAACTCTCTTGTGCCTGTGTCGTATGTGTCGTAAGGGAAAGGGTGTTCCGTTCCGTCCTCAGGTAACGTCATAGGCATCACTTCAATAACCTTATTGGTATGGATCATATAATACATACCGTCTGTCGATCGTCTGAAAACGGACAGATCATCTTCCGAAAACATAATCTCGGCATCTATTTTTGGTACTATGGAAAACTGCATATTATGAATTTTATCTATTATCGCAAAGATAATTAAAAAATAGTTAAACGTATTGGTTGTATACGGTTTTATGTCGTATATTTGCTGAAAATTAAAAAAAAATATAGCAATGAATGTACTAAGTTTATGTGACGGGATAGCTTGCGGACGTATCGCACTAGAGAGAATGGGATATAGAGTAGACAAGTATTATGCAAGCGAAATAAACGAATCGTCTATCAAGGTTGCATTGGATAATTACCCCGATATAATTGAATTGGGGGATATTAAAAACTGGAACAAATGGGATATACAGTGGGAAGATATTGATTTGCTGATTGGCGGAACACCATGCCAGGATTTCTCACAGTTAGGGAAGGAGAAACTGAACTTCGATGGCGAGCGTTCGGGATTATTCTTTGAATATGTCAATATACTCAACCATATCAGACAGTTCAATCCTAACATAAAGTTCATGCTCGAAAACGTGAAGATGAAATCCGATTGGGCTGACTTTATTTCGTCACATCTTGGAGTAGACTATGTGTATATCAACAGTTCCGACTTCTCCGCGCAAATGAGAGCAAGATACTACTGGTGCAACTGGGAAATACCTGCATGGAAGGACAAGGGAATATTGTTCAAGGATATAATTACCGATGGATATGTCGAGAAGAAAAAGTCATGGTGTATGCTTGAATCATGGAACAGGTTTGCCAAGAACCCCGAATCACTGTTGAGAAGATATAAAAAATCACTTACACCGCTTATATTCAACTCACCCGACTGTAATCCCGAAAAAGGTTTCAGAACGCCCAACATTACGGAAGCGGAAAGATTACAGACCGTACCCGAAGGATACACAAAGTCAGTACAGCCACATATAGGGATGGGGCTTCTAGGAAATGGATGGACTGTAGATGTTGTTAGTCATATTTTGAAAGGAATGAAAGGAATAAAATGAACCCGATAGTTAGTCATATATTTGCATTCCTTTGCGGATGCTCATTTGTCATACTTGGTGCTATTTATTTTGGAACGAAAGGAGATTGAATATGAAAGTAAATAACGGAATAATAATAGACGGAGTTCTACATGAATTAAAGGAAACGAAACATAAAGATTGTTCAAAATGTTCGTTACGTGATTTATGTCAGGATGAATTTGGAATCGCGTGTCTATGTTGGATTAGTTTAGCTTCTGAATCAGAAGTGATAAATACTGAATTTAAGTGTCGTGGCAAAGTAACAGATAATGTTTCGGTTGAAAAAGCAACAGAAGTTCTCTCTTCCGTATTAGATAATTGGGTGCATGGCGGTGATGCAGACTGTATCATTGCGGAGTTTGAGGAAAAACTAATGAAAACGAAATAAACAATCCCCCTTGCTGGTAAACGGCAAGGGGGATGATTGTGCTTATAACCCCGGACCCATAGAAAGAAGCAATGTACTTCCCTTATATGCAGCACTGTTAAGGCTTACCCATACCCTTGCAGTTCCTGCATTAATCAGTTCCGATGATATGAATATTTTCACCTTCTTGTCAATGCTGGAATTGGCGGATACTTGGAAATCTTCTATTGTTTCTCTTGATTCACCTATAACCATAGGATCTTCAAATTTCTTACTTGCAAACCTAGACATACAACTATTATTACGGAAAGAAATAAGGCTACTCGAACCGTTTCTTACTCTTACGGTAACTTCAATATATCCACTAACGGATGGCATCACTCCACCAATTATTGTTATGCTTACGTAAGAACCAACTATCTCTATATCTCTTTTACTTACCATTGGAACAGTGTATGCTATATGAGCAATATCGGAGTCATCCTGCTTCAATATAGCTGTACTAAGGAAAGGATAAACTTCCCAATCACCAGCAGTCATACCCCACGAGTTTACAGTAACCGTAGCGTATCCTGTTCCTATCTTCTTGTCGGCAGTAACACGCCTAGACATCTGACTGGTCTTGTGCTTAACATAGACACCGAAATAGCAATCAGCTATCTCGGCAAAGTCACCCATGTTAAGAAAATCAGTATCATGCCCCTCCGATGGCATCATTATAGCCGCAGAACAGACAAAATTACTACTTGTAAACTGATTGGTAGCAGTATCCGGGCAGGAGAATCTACTTATCGGTGGACTGGCAAGATGGTTGTATCCGTTAAAGTCGGTAAGACGACATGGGAACCTACCACCTGTCGGTGCTGTATATTCCCATCCGTTCATGCTTCCATCTGCGTGTTTTGGCGCATCCCAGTATCCTGCCATTTGAAAAGGTTTGACACCACAGTTCCCATCCCATCCTTGCCACCATTTTTCATTTGGTCCAGGTGCAAGGCTTTCGTAACGTACAGGTTTGTACCGTGCCCACGGGTTTATTTTCCCGTGGGTGTTTGCACAAGCATATCCTAAATCATAATCCCCACCAACACTGCCTATGCCAAGAGTGGCGTAAACGTCACCAGCAAGGTTTATCGGAGCTGTAATCTTTCCATTAGAATGACCCATAATCTTTTTTTTATTAATTGTTAATACCTAATCTCTTTTCCAATTCTTTCACTCTTTTCTTTAATCTTGTAACCTCATCATCAACTTCTTTAACTCCCTGTATCAGTATAGGAATGAACTTCTCATACTGCAATATCAGATAATCACCGAATATATTGCTTGCGAAGAGAGGAAGTTCGGGCATGGATTCCACATCCTGCGCTATCAGACCATAATTCAACTTGTCGTGATTCAATGCAGGAGATAACCTTTTTGCCGTTTCATTCCAATAGAACGTCTTGGGATGCAACTTCCTTATTATATCGGAAGCACTGAAATCACATATATTACGCTTTAAACGCCTGTCGGAAGATGAGGATTTTGCAGTAACAGTTCCGTTTGCAATAATATTAGCATTACTTGTAATATTATTTTTCGCATATATTCCCCCATCAGTTGATATTGCTGTATTTGTGCTAAAGTTAGTATTTTCTGTATTTCCAACATAAAATCTCTTTCCTCCATACACTCTAACATATGTGCTGTCTTGCATATATATACCGCCACCATAATCCTGATGATACCACCCTGAATGACCCGTACTTCTAAACCAATCGCTGCATTGAATGGAATTGGGGAGTTTTAAATATACATTTGAAGAGCCGTTCACACTAACCCCAGCACCCGTATGGGAAGCGTTGTGGTCTTGTATATAGAATGTTCTAGCAGAAGTCCACACATCCGCACTAGAAGCCCTACTGTCAGCCAATGTAGAAGCATCTCCTGCCGATACAGCCACAGACGTGTTGGATGTGGATTGCAGTCCTCTCCATGCGGAAACGTTAGCACCGTTAGCCCAATATTGGTATTGTATGTGCCCATTTTGCCATGAACCAATCTGACGCACCTGCAATTCAAAATTGTTTGTTCCTACACGTACAAGGCGAATGTTATCCATTCCTTTTGCAAATGTGGGGAGAAAAAGGCGTGCTGAATTTTCAACATTTCCCACACTGCTATCAGAAGAACTAGGGCTACCTCTCATATAAAATATGGCGCAGAAGTGGTAATTCCGTACTTCTGACTGTGCATAATTTCCATAGGCGTACCATATCCTTCCCCAAACCGTTACTGACCTATACGGTCCGGCTCCCGATTCAGAACAAGCAAATATCTTTTTCCAATTATTATCAGTACCACCTAGAGCGAACTGTAATGAATAAGTAGCGGTGGAATTATAATTTCTAGGTATATCCATTATATGCCAATTATCCAACAAGTCCGCATTTAAATTGGTATTCAATGTAGTAGAAGAACATTGGTAAGGTGCGGTTCCTGTACCTACAGTGGATACAAATCTACTTGACTCAGCATAATTACCGATAGTTACCTTATTATCAAGCAAAACAATATTACATAATACCTTATCGCTTGAATTTCTTGAATCAATCCAAGCATAGGTACTTCCACCACCCATAACCAAACGCCTAGCTGAATCCCAGTTTGCGGCTAAAAAATTAGTATGGGCAGTAATAGCACCAAAAGTATCCAAATTTCCGTTTCTCACATTCAACCACATGGCATTGTTTCCCTGCGCTACCGTTTGTCCACTGATTGTGGGATACCAGCCTATACCATACAAAGAACCGAAACGCAAATTTGCATCGGTTGAGGAAGCTGCATCCGAGCCACCATGAACCCAGCTTCCACCTTGTCTGACCTGTCGTGACCCCCATCCTACATTTAATCCTTTGTTGTTTGACATAACAGTATCCCCGTTTGCGTCAAGCAGGGTAAGAGTATTTTTTATGGTAGTAAATACGCCTGTGTATTGTCTTGCATATATAGGTTCATTTCCATCATCAGAAGAAGCTATCTCCATCCATCCTGCATTGCTACCAGTAGCACCGAAAGCGATTCTGCCGTAGTCGTTACTTCCGCCCTGCAAGTGTATTTGCTGTGTAGATGTGGGGGAAGTCTGCAACATATAAAGTATATGGCCACCTGATATATTCAAATTCCCTGTCATGGTGTCACCTGCTTTCTTCACGTAACGTCCGTCAAAATCAGACAGGTGCAATCCATCGACCATATCTGCATTAAGATTACCCACAACAGTATTACTTGCCACAATAAATGGAGCAACACCACTTGCTACGGTAGAAGTAAGCTGACCGCTCATGTTAATGCTACCTACGCCCGTCATATCTCCGCTTACGTTAGCCGTACCGTTGAAAGGTTGACCCCAAAGGGTACGGGAAGTAGCAAGAGAGCCGGTAGTATCAGACCTATTATAATATGATGGAAGTTCTGAGCCACTATCTGACGGTATAGTAGTGTACCAAGTTTTATTGGATATATTTGTAGTAAGACCACGGCTGTTTAGGATTGACACCTTACAATCACTGCAATCATAAAAACGCCAAAACAGTCTTACTTTCTTGGTTGTAGTGTTATAGAATAATCTCCACATTGTATAACCAAGAGCAAGAATGCTTCCGTAATAATTCAAAGACCCAACATAACTTGTACTCTCTTGATTCGTTGTATGAAATACAATACTTATCATACCTGTACCTGCGTGCCTACTATTTACTAGAAGTGTCATACTGTTAATAGACCATCCACCCGTCACAGTACCCTCAAATACCAATCTGTACCCTTCATTATTTCCGTCACCGCCGTAAAGTGTTACATATTGGTTAACACCATCTGCCCGTAAAAATGAAGATTGATGATAACCGTCTAGTAAATCTGCATTTAAATTATTAACAAGCGTATTGCTTGAAACTATCAAAGGTGATACCCCTGTGGCAACCTTAGAAATATACTGCCCAGCCGTTACCTTTTTCCAATAACCAACATCATTACCTAATACCAACTGGTTGTTTTTTGCTTCTACTGGACCTACATAGTCATTTAAAATACAGAAGATATTCTCATTTCCTGCACCGAATACAAGATTACCTGCCGTATTCCTTATCCCTGTTATATTGTTGCTGAATAATATATTTTGCGTAAACGTCTTTTGCCCTGTAATAGTTTGGTTGGTGGATAAAGTCACCCATCTACCGTCTAATACGGAAGTAGGGATATGACTTGCATCTATGATTTTACTTGAATCAGCCTTTTTCAGTTCAGCCCACATAGCATCAGCGTCAAGTCCTCCCTGTCCAGCCATGTCGTACAGTTTCTTTATCGTGTACGCATTAAACGTATTGTCAAGGTCTGAATCGGAGAAGGTTGTGCCGTCAGTAAGGTTTGCGAAGCTGTAAACGGTATTTACAACACCGCTACCACCACCGCTACCACCTGTTTTCACGCCAAGAGCAGATACCCAACCGTCCGAGTAGAATCCTACCGTGTTTCCGTCTGTTCTATGCTTCACTCTCAGAGCCTTGTTTGCAGAATCGTAAACAAGTTGGGCATCTCCTATCTGTATATATTCGTTTGCTGTAAGTCGTGCTGCGGAAACGCCACCTGTGAATCCTGCGGAAACACCATTGAGGTGTCCTTGTTTGTTTATCTGTATCACTCCAACGTCAGATGTATCTCCATTAGGACGGAAATAAATCATTCCCTCGCTTCCATAGCTTGATATGACGGTATTACCCGATGTGTTACGGAAAACGGTATTTCCACTATAAGACAGACCGATGCCACTATTCATCAGAATATTCTTGGTAAATGTCTTTTGTCCCGAAATAGTCTGAGCAGTAGTCAAGGTAACGGCATCAGTAATCCCGTACCCTGCCAAAGTGGTAGGATTATCACCAACTGTAACACGCCCGTAGGTATCTACTGTAACTTTCGTATATGTACCAGCCTTCACCCCTGTGGTGGCTAGTGACAATGTGCGGTTTGCGGACAGGTTTCCACCTCCCGTAAGACCAGTTCCTGCGCTTATCGTTATGGTTTTGTCCGCTTTCAGTGCAAGAAGTTCGGCTAGGTTGTCGCTTTCCGTAAGACCGTCAAGAAACGCTTCAAGTTCTTTCCATTTGTTGATAATGTTATCGGCATCGCTTCCTTCTAGGAAGTTGTTCAACTTGTTGCTTAACTGTGTTACGGTATTGTTAAGCGTACCTAAGTCCTGTTGTCTTGCGAATATTTCCCCGAATACGGCAGTGATGGTTTTCCCGTCAGAACTAAGTGTCATGTCTGTTACGGCATTTCCACTTCCCGACTGGGTGATGTTCTTTATACCACCACCTTCCTTCGCCATTTTCCAAATCTCGTTTATCGTGTACGCATTAAACGTATTGTCAAGGTCTGAATCGGAGAAGGTTGTGCCGAGATTGGAAAAACCATATACGTTTTTCACAAGTCCGTCACCACCGCTTCCTCCGCTTCCTCCAGGCGATACGCCTAAAGCGGAAATCCATCCTCTGGTATAGAAGCCTATTTCCGTACTTCCATCTATATGCTCAAATGTTACTGCCTTGTTTACGGAATCATATATAATCTTTATATCGCCAACCTGCAACGACTGTGTTTTTACCGTGCCGCTTATGTTGGCATCTACAGCATAAATATTCTCCCATCTCTTCGATTCAAGACCGAGTGTGGATGCGTTGTTCACGCTAGGAACTACATTTGCCGTAGACAACTGACCAGTAAATATCTTGCTTGCAGTTACTGTCTGTTCCGTATCAAGCGTTACAAATTTATTGTCAGGAAGATGGGATATGTGAATTTTCTTTGTCGGATCATCCTTTCCCAACTCCTGCCACAATTTGTCCGTATTCATTCCGCCTTCCTTGGCTAGCTTCCATATCTCGTTGATGGTATATGCGTTGAATGTATTGCTAAGGTTGGAATCGTCAAACGTCTTACCTAAATCGGCAAATCCGTACACGGCCTTAATCAGTCCGCCTTCTCCACCTCCCGGTTCTCCGCTACCACTCTGTGCGCCCAACGCTGATATCCATTGGTTTGTATAGAACGCTGACTTGCATCGTAACGCTTGGTTTACTTCATCCCATTCAAACCATCCGTTGAACTTCTGAAACGATGCAATAAGGTCATTAAGTAGCTGTTCAGAGAAAATATTTGTTCCGCTTCCCGTACCACTTCCACCCAATGTTACATTTGTCGTATTCTGTGTTGAAGCAGTCTGATTCTCCTGTGCCAGCCGTTCATAGAAAGACAGTATCTTTCTTCTTGCAATGGTGCATGAATATGACGGGAACATATTCTCCTTGGAATATTTAATCTCCAAAGACTGTATCTGTAACTGCATATCCACTATCTGACCGTTATCAGAGAAATCGAACACGCCTATTCCATCATCCCTTACCTTTAGCATATTTCCTTCTATGAAGTCAATGAAAAGGTTAGGATGCTCTGCGACAAATCCGCTAGATATGTCAAGTGAAACGGTTCGGTTCTCATGGTCATATCTTGACAGGTAGTCAAGAGCCGCCTTTTCAAGCGTGTTCTCAGCCATTGTCACATAAGATTCGGGCATGACGATATTCAGAATGACAAATTCAGTTCCTTCCGCAATTGAAGGAGATTTACCATCCGTGTAAAGCGGAAGTTTGGCATTGTCGCTATCCGTTCTGTAACATGATATTTTATATCGTGCTCCCTTGTTGAACATAGCAACATCCTCTTCCGTTTCCCCCGTGTCACCGTTTACTTCACCGTAAAGAGGAATAATACCGTTTTTGTTTATCTTAAATTCCGTTCCCGTATAAGTTCCTGTACGCATACTGAACACCGCGTCCGTCACAGAAGCGTATTTGTAATAGAACCTGTCCTGTGAACCGTCCTGATTACCGAAATGTATGTTGCAGGTCATTTCCTCACTAAAGCCTATCTTACAGCTTCCGGCAGGAACATCGGAATCAAACGTGAACTCAACACGTATGGTGACTGTCGTATTCTGACCTTTTTCTATATATCCTACAAGAGCGGTCTTGTCGTAAGGTATTTCAAGCATACCAGTAGCACCTTCCTCTCCTATAACAACCTCTTTCAAAGGAGAAGCCTGACCCAATACACGGTTTAAAACCATACGTAGGTTAATCTTCACCTTTTTCCCTACAGCATCACTTCCTATAGGTAATATGCTGAAAAGCATCTTTCCTGAGAATGTGGCAGTAACCTTTACAGGCTGGTCATAATATGCCCTTGTACCATATATATCAAAACGCTCGAAATCCCTGTACTTGTCAAACATAGCATGGGGTTTGTACTGTGGCTGCACATTGTCGTTTATCTTGTCGGATGAATCACCGTCCTCATATACCTTGTACCCTAGGTTGAATCCAGGAGAGGTCATATAAATGAAGAAACTGTCACTATCATCACTCTTTATAGGAGTAGAACCGATAATCTTGTCTATCCGTGTAGATGCGCTAGCACCCTCACCTGCCACCTTTCCCGATTGAGGGTCTGGTTCTCCATCTGCCTTGTATGTATCCCATTCTGGAAGTCCTGACGGGTACAGATCACCAAGTTTTTTCCCTCTGATGGAAGGATATATCCCACTGAACGTGTTTGATATGGTTTTCCCTCTTACACCATAGTTCTTCAATCCGTATTCGCTGTCAATATAATATCTTATATTCCCGTCAGAATCATTCGGAAGAAGGATATACGGGCAATAACGTGATTCATCGGCAGGCTTAGCGTCCTTCTTGTATTCGGGCGGAACGTTCCTGCTTCCGCCTTGTGGTATGATTCGGGTTATGACAGGTGTACTTGTGTCTACGGAAGAGGAAACTTTTACAGCACCCCCACCGTCACCTTGCTTGAATGTCCAGTTTACGGACGGTCTTGTCTTGTCCGTAATGGTTATTATCCCACCGTTTGCTGTCGTTGAGAAGTAATAATTGAGATAAAACTTGTCATAGAAGTTCTTCAATGCTTCAAACAGGTTGGTGCCATCGGTTATATCAATCATATCCTCCGTCAGTTCGCCTTCTGCATCCACATTAAGCGTCCATGTACCAATGCCTGTATATCCTGCACCCAATGACGCATTGTAAGATTCTATATTTGCTTCGATGCGTGCGGCAAGCTGCTTTGCGTCACCCCAGAACTGGAACAGACCGCCATGAGTGTATCTTATCTTATTTATTTCCCCACCTGTTCCGCTTACTATGTCAAGAAACGCTACATTCTGCAAAAGCACCTCCTTACCGTAAAACAGAAGGGAGTATTTGTATTTTCCTGCTTCGTTAAGATTATCTCCCGATGGAGCTTGGTACAAGATGAATGTATTACCGTTATATACGACTGTATCGTATTCCGATTCGCTCTTTGAGTTGTATGCCTTGAACTCTATCGGAACAACGGAAACGACTTCACAAGTCAATTTTCTCACTTCCTGCAAAGACGGGCTGTATGAAAAATCAGCACTCTCCGCAATAACCTTATTTCCTCTTCTAATCTGTAAAATCATTGGTCTTTAAAGCATTGGTTGGTCAATACTGAAATTTAACGAAAATGTATAGGCGGACACAAGTTTATCTGGGTTCTGCAAGTCCTGAACGTCCTGATAACTCAGCTTTGCACCTGTTTCAAACCCAGTGCATCTTATCACCTGCTTTGCCGATTCGCCCCATATATCATTCCATATAGAGAATGAAGATGAACCGTAAGGCGTACCAGGAGTGGCAGGTATCACATTGGTTATATATGAATAGAACGAACGGATATTCGTCTTTACCGTTTCCACATCTCCCAAAGCGGCAAATGTTATGCTTCCTTCCGTTGGCTGGTAAACAGGCGTGACAGGTTCGTACACCTTCTGACCGTTCTTGTCATACCATTTTTCGGCATAGGCTTCCTTTCTTGTCGGCAAATCCCATAATCCCTTGCTTTCAAGTATATACAGCCTGTATGTGGCATACAAATCCTTTGCCGTATCGCTTCCTTTCTTTATAAAATATTTAGATATAGCCATTCGTGTACATTGTTTATTAGTGCAAAAATAACAAAAATAGTCTTAGAAACCATCTAGTTTTAAAAAATAATTTTCTATATTTGCATCACAATCGGTGCTTTGGATGAGTGGTTTAGTCAACGGTCTGCAAAACCGACAACAGCGGTTCGATTCCGCTAAGCACCTCAAGTGATTGGATTTTTTTTTGTTCATAATCAAACTGGAACGCCCTGCCAACTGTGAAGCTAGCAGGGTGTTTGTTTTAGTCAATTATAACTTTTATCGCATTTCCGCCTGACCTTGGGGCAATGGAAACGACACTCAAAAGTGCTGTCTTTATCGCCATAGTTGCGGCAAGCTGCTGGGTGAGAACCTCCAACTGTGACTGCTGTATGGCTGTCATGTTCGTTCCTCCCGTTCCTGCCGAACCACCATTTAACGATACCAACTGACGGAGAAGATCGCTTTGTACAACCATTTCGTATCTCATCCCGTTAAGATACCCCAACGCTTGATTAAATGTATTCTCGTCAACTCCTGCAATGGCATTGGACAGACCTTCCGCATTTTCCTCCGTTTCAGTAAGCATACCACCAAGGGCGTTGTTTATCTCATTGACTACACCTCCGGCTTCCGCAAAGGCTGATTCCAATGAACCCATTACATTTCCTAGTATTATAAGTTCATCCTTATCTATCTTGTTATCCGCAAACATACCACCTTTGCCGTCTGCTCCGAACAATGTGGTCTGTACCTGTTGCATTGCCTTTTCTATGTATTGTTGCTGTACCCAACTCTTAACAACATCTCTCATAACGTCTGCCACAGTGTCCTTATAAGCCTTTGCAGCATCCTCGCCTTTCAGCCATGCTTCAACAAGAGCATCACCTATCTGACTAGCCCAGTCTTTCAAGTCAATACTATACAACTCACTGGCAAGTGTTTCTGTATAATATCTTATCTCGTACTCTAATTCTTTTATGGTCTGTTTGTATCCTTCTACCTTTTCCCTGTCGGACTTTTTCTTATCTTCTTCGGCAGCAAGAATATCCTTTTGAATCTGCAACTGTTCTTTTAAGTTGGAAACCTGTTGGGATGTCACCTCATCAAGTCTTGCCGGGTCTATAATGTGCTCAAATTCCTTTTCAAGCATATTATATATATTGGTCAACTTCTTTGATTCAAATTCAAGATCTTCTATATGCTTTTGGAGCCTTTTGTCATGCTGTCTGTTAAATGTAGCGATAACATCAAGAGGCATGGATATTGCCGAGCCTATCGCACCTGCAAAATCACCGCTTTTGAATGAATCCCATGATTTCTTCACGCCTTCATTCATAACTCCCATAGCTTCCGAGAACTGGTTCATTTCTCGCATAAATCCGCTCTCGGTATCCTTACCCATAGAATCCATGAGGTTGGACACGGATGCTATTATCTGCTGCATGGCTTTTATGGCATTGTATATGTTGGTTATGATAAAGTCGATAAGATTTACCGTCTGCAAAGCGTTCTGTGCGGCAGCCATCATTCCTTTACCAGTCTTGACAGCTTCCTGTCCGCTCTTATATCTTGATTCGGCTTCCGACTTGGCACTCAAAGCGGCATTGGCGGCTTCTTCATCACCATTCTTCATTGCGTCCTCATATGCCTTGGAAGCATTTTTGATGTCAGCCATAGCCTGTTGCATATCATTCATACCTGCCATCATCTTTGACTTTCCAGCATCATATCTCTTGTTGTACAGACCTTCAATACCATCTTTCATGTATGTTTGCAAGTCAGACTGATTGTTCTTCATCATCTTCTCTATCTGCTTGTCCACACGTTCAAGTTCCTTCATGTATTCCTTTGCACTGATAGCACCAGACCTGAACGCACTGTTGAGCATTTCCCTTACCTTGTCGGCAACGGTATTTGCAGCTTCCATAGACATCGCTTCAACAGCACCGAAGAAGTTCTGATAGTCTGTGGTCAACTTGAACAAGTCCATCTCTTCACTTTTCTGCAAGGCGGAAGATAAGGATGTGTTGCCCATACCCTTTGCCGTTTCAATCCTTTGACGGTAATTCTCTCTAATAATATCAACTTGGGTGTAGTAGTCACCATATTTTTCAAGGTCATTCGCATATTGTTTTGCCATCTCACCGAAGTAACCTTTCCATGCGTCAATCATTCCTTGTATAACCTCTTTCTGATCTTCTCCGATATTCTTATTCCCCTTAATTGCCTCCTGTATCTGATTTATATACTGGTTCATTGAGGTGAATGAAGAGGTGTCGGGCACAACAGAAACGCCAAGATCAAGATTCATTCCTGCCAATGCGGATTGCAGATTGTTATATATACCTGATGCAAAACTTTCAGCCATAGTAGATGTGTCACCGCTAAACTGAACGGCAAGGTCTAAGGCAAGTTCGGAATCACCCGTTATCCCAAGTATGTCACTGTAAAAGTCATACTTGTTCTTGTATCTGTCAAACTCATCCGTAATCCTCTTCATCACCTTCTTGGCTGCTTCAACATAAATTTCAGAGGACAATTCGGCAGCTTTCCTTGCGTTCTTGACCGCATCCTGTGGAACACGTGTTTCCAATTCCTTTGCAGCCTTGTTGTAATTGTCAACAATAGCCTGTTTGTCATATACAAGGTCTACGCCAAGTTTTAACGCCTGTGAACCGTAGATGGATTCAATCTGCTTTTTGGCTTCTTCCTTACCTATGTTAATGCTCAAATCCTTGAACTTGGAATAGGCGGATTCAAGCAATGACAACCTGTTTTTCCAAAGGTCAGCAAGAGGATCTCTTTTTTGTGCTTCCTTTTTCTGCTTTTCCAGTTCAAGGTTGAATTTTTTTGCTGTTCCTGTAGCTTTAGACATCGCTTCATTGGCAACGTTAATCTCATATACCGTCTGTTGTATTTGCTCGGCTTCATAAGGGCTTACAATACCTGTAATTTGATACTCATCGCCAAGTTTCTTAACCTTTCCTTGACTGACATACATATCAATGGTACGTTGTAAATTTTCTATTGAACTTTTGGCATCTTTATATTCCTGTTTTACCGATTTAAAGTAATCCTCCATAGATTTCACATCAGCAGCCTTTATAGCAATAGTCCATTTATGTCCTGTAATCTCGTCAAGTGATTTCTTCCATCCTGTCAATCCTTCTTGTGCTTCTTTATCGTCAAGTTCTATTTTAACAGCATATTTTTTGTCAATAAATTCATTAAACAATTTTTTAGCATTCTCCCCAAGTTCGCTAGTTGTGGCAAAATTTTCAGATTGAATCCTTATAAAGTCCTTCTGAGCATCATTTAATTTATTTACATCAATACCTACAAATACTTTTTTCAGTTCTTTCTCGAGGCTGTTTGCAAAAACATTAAATGATTTTTCAAGTTCTTCAGTTTCACCCATTATACCCATCTTCAATTTATCATACTCCTTCAACAATTCCTCACTGTCAAAATGGGCTTTGTTCTTGAATATTTCAAATGTCCGTGCATCTCCTGACGTTTCAGCCAAAGAACGTATCTTCTCTACAATAGTAGCCGCCGAAGCCCCTTTGTTTATCAGTTCGGTAAGTTCGTTTCTCCATTCCTTAGTACCCTTACCCATGTTTATAATTTCCTTGGATGCCTGTACTATCTGACCACGAAACTCTTCTATATCCTTACTTGCCGAAGTAAGTTTTACGGATGATTTCTCGTAATCTTTAAGCATATCAGAGAATGAATCACCAAATACGCCCGTAGATGTTGCCTTGTCCGCCTTGAACATTATATCCGCATTTTCGGCAGCACGTTTATAAACCTGCTCTAGTTCCGATGCCGACTTTTGCAGATATTCAACACGAGATTTCTGATCATCTATTTTCTTGCTATTTTGTACTATATACTGCCCCATATTGCCATATTTAGACAATACTCCAGTAAGCGTTTCCTCATACGACTGCAACTGTTTCGTGTCAAGCTGTTCAAGGTTTTCCGGGGTGAGTTTGTCGAAGTTTATCTTGTCAAGGTCTTTTTGCAAATCACTGTATGATTCACGGAAAGACTTTGCACTATCCTTTATCTTCTGATTGAACTCTTCCGAACGTGCAGACATGATATGAAACGCTTCCGCTACAAGTCCTGCAACGGTAAGTATTGCCATAAGAGGATTAGCCTTTATCGTAAGCCACAATGTTTTCAATGAATTTGTCAATCCGAATGTTGCCAGTTTGAATCTGTTCATCAACATTGTAGTTTTTGTCATAGACAACATTCTTGCAGCTTCCGCACCTGTCAGTTTAAGTTCGGTGACAAGAAGATGCCGTTCAGCCTGTGTCAGCATATTCGTGGCAAGAATACGTTTAGCCATCTCTGCCGACATCTTTCCCGAATTAACGGCAGCAACTATCTCTACGGCAGACAGTTTGGATGCTGTCGCTATCTTCCATCTCTCGGCAGTAGTGAGCGTTCTGTACATTGCAGCCTGTTTAAGCAACTGTGCTTCCCGTAACTTCTCAGCCTTAATGGCATTAGTTGTTGCAACAACTTCTTTACCAAGCATGGCTGTTCTAGCCAACTGCAATCCTTTCAATGCGACATATCCGACAGTAACTCCCTCTATTGCCTTAGAGAAGTATCTCCAGTTGTTCATCGCATCGGTTATGCTTCCAACAATTCCTTTCAGAACGGAATCATTCGCCTCACCTATGTCATTCATCATAATCTTGTATGAATCGGCAAGGTTACTTACCATACCTTTCAAAGATGCGGCTTGTATTTCCTGCATCTTGTAGAACATACCACCATCTTCCGTCATTGTGGTAAACATCTCGCGAATATACTCGAAAGGAATCTGACGTGTTGATATGGCGTTGAACACATCATCAGTAGTTTGGGCTACACCTCTTACTTCTTCCAGTTTTTTTCTCAATGCGTCCAATGCAGGAATACCGGCCTCTGTCAATTGACGTAATTCCTGCCCTCTCAATACACCTGCGCTTCTTATCTGGCCATAGGCAAGAATGATACGTCCCATATCAACGCCAAGACCTGCGGAAACGTCCGCAAGGCTTTTCATGGTACCATACAATTCGTTGACAGGTATCTGGAATGCAGCAAGCTGTTTGGTATATCCAACCAAATCACTGAACTGAAAAGGAGATATTACAGCAAGACCCTTAATCTGACTGAATATCTGGTCAGCCCGTCTTGCATCCTGTATGATGGCACGCAATGACACTTGTTGTAACTCGAACTCTCCACGAATGGCAACAAGTTCCTGAAACATATCTCTGAAAAAGTAGAATCCTGCATAAGTTTTTATCGTATTGACAAACTCACGCATCATTCTGCTCTGCTTTGTCAGTTCCTCGGTAAATTCCTTTGAACTTGCAGCATTTTTCTGATTGGTCTGCTGCATCTTTGTTCCATAGGATGTAGCTTCATTTACAAACTTGTTGTGTTCCTGTATCTTCCTGTTTAGAATAGTAAGGGTACGGTTATAGTTTGCATCAGTCGTATTAAGTGCATTACGCCTGTTTGTCAATTCAGAAATAAGATTGTTAGCCTGATTGATAGACGTAGGATTGATATTAAGCAATTCATTCGTTGATGTTTTTCTTAAAGATGATTGCAACTTCTCCAATCTGCCTTGCAATTTCTGAATAAGAGCGTCAGCTTTTGTTATCTGATTGCTGTTTAAAGGAACTTCAACCTTAAATTTATTCAATAGTTCAAGTCGTTTTTGTATGGCAGCAATCTTCTTGTTCAAGTCCTCAGCACTTCCCTCAGGCATACCAAGGGCAAGTCCAGACTGACCAGAAAGGTATTGTAGATACTTCTGATTGGTCTGCTGCATCTTCTTACTCGCCTGTTCCTGCTTTGATGCTTGTCTATCCATCTCCTTTGTCCGTGCAATCTCCATTTCGTATTGCTGGCGTAGAAGGTTAAGTTCTCTTTCATCGGAAATGGACAATTTAGGCGCACTGTTAGCAGTAAGGGAATATGCCGTTTTCAATCTGTTCAATTCAGCCACAAGATCATCTATCGCTTTCTTCTGACTTTCAAGATTGGCTTTTCTTGTATCCATTCCCTTATCTCCGCCTGCATTGCCTAGGTTACGGTAAGTCTTTTCCAGCTTGTCATACTCCCTTGTCGCTTCGACAATCTTGTTTGACAACTCTTCCATCTGAACAAGTATATCCATTTTCTTGTTCAACTTCCCTTTTCCTACCTTGGACGCGTTTTCATTCGCTTTGTTTATCTTATCTACAACCTCGCTAAGTTCGTCATTCATTTTGCCTATATCGGTCAACATAGGCTTGAAGGACATCTCCTGGTTAAAGGTGTCCTGCAACTTCTTCTGTATATCCTTTATCTGTTTGTCAAGACCGGAATCATCTAGCCCAATCTTAAACTTTAATGCTCCTAAATCAACATCAGCCATAGTTATTGTTTTTTAATTATTGCAAAAATAGCAAAAATAAGCACAAGAGCATGATTTACAACAAACAAAAATCCATTAGTATTTTTTAACATATTTAAAATGGTACTTAAAAACGATTATGTTATCTTTGCAATAAAATAATTTTTTAACTATGGCTATAGAAGAAAACAAAGTAACACTCGTTGGCGTAAATTCAGCCAGCGTAACATTCAGCAATGAAGCTAATGTGGAAAAACAATACAAGGTGAATGCGAATGTAAACGTATCAAACGGAAAAAACATTGATTCATTTGATGGCGGAGAGGTGAAGTCATTGGAATCAGAGAACCAACTCGCCACATTCTATTTCAATCAGAACGGTGGTATCGCAATCAACTACAACGATCATCCCGATTTGGAAGCACAAATTGCTATCATTACCATCATCAACTCTTTCGTAACCGATGTGAAAAAATACATTAACACGAAAGGAATCTCATCAGTTTCAATCTAAAAAAGGCAAGAAAAATGACGAACCAAGAAATGTTTTTAAAGAGATTAACTCTCTTAAATATCCCCTTATCACTAGAAGGGAAGGAACTTCCATCAGAACTGAAAGCAAAAATCATGCTTATGCGTGTCGCTTACGACAAAGCTGCAAAAGCATTCGATGATGATATGCAACAGGTTCTTAAAGAAATAAAGAAGGAAGGATATGACGAGCGCGCACAGAAAATCAATCGCATGAAAGAGATTGACGGTAAGGAAGATGCGACAAAAGAGGAAAAGAAAGAAGCGGATGAAATCAGAAAGACAGAAGAAGATTTTAATAAGGAAACAGAAGAGTTGAATAAGGCATACTCCGAAGCATACCAAGAGAAAATGAAAGAGGAATGTGATATGAAGCCTAGAAAATTCGCTTTTGAAGGATTCGCTAAAATCATTGAACTTATTGGTACTGACGGTGCAATTAAAGTGAAATGGAACTCTCCCGAAGCATTGGAAATACCGAAGGAGGAATTTATCTCGCTTATCGCAACAAACTTAGTAGATAACCTCGAATAATATATAAGATATTAAAGTTTACTGTATATTTTATATATGCTTCATTTGGAGTCAGGTTATTAGCCTAAGCACTTTGAGTGCTACGTTGGATGAGAATGATATATAGTTACCTACGGATGTTTACCCAAGTCTGTAGCTCTAAGTTAAGTGGTTAAAAGGAGTAGCGTATTCGGTGAAACGGTGCTGCTTATGAAAACCTCATCCAACATTGGCGATGGGTATTTAACGGGAGTAATCCCGACTTATGTTGAATAAACATTAATTTAAAAGACAATGGAAGCAACAAGAAAGATGTTTCTTATAAGAAATTGAAATATATTTCATATGGGTTGATTGATGTGACGAATAAATGAATTTCAGATTTATAATATGATTTAATGTTTTTAACAATAAAACGCACATGAATAAGCCGTTTTCTATATTGCTATTTTTTTTGTTACTGTCGTGTTCTTGTTCACGCAAGCTACTTCCATCTTCGACAAATACAACTATAGTAGACCACAACACGACAGTAACGGAAAGAGTAGTATGGCAATCAAAAATAATAACTCTTCCAACAGAACACATACAACATACAACATTTGAAGATAGTTCACACTTGGAAACATCATTAGCCGTATCAGACGCTAAAATAATGTCGGATGGTAGACTTTTTCATAGTTTAAATAACAAGAAAAATTTTCTACAAGACAGTATTCCATCTTTGGAAAAAGAAACGGTAGTGACGAAAGATTCGATAACAACCGTAGAGAAAATTGTAGAAGTAAAGGTAGAAAAGGAATTGTCTAAATGGCAAAAAATACTAATCAATCTTGGATACATAGGTATCGGTTTCATATTGTTTTCAGGTTACAAAATAGCCCGAAAGTTCGTGTAACTTTCGGGCTTATTTTAGGTATTTATATACATACCAATTGTGTTATTGGGAAGAATCCCTATATGATAAAGAAACTCTAAATTCATTAACTTCTTTACTAGATAAATCCCATTCCAATTCTGTGGTATGTAAACCTTGATTATATATGTATCTAGAATAATTACTTCCACTTAAATCTGGAGTTTCCCAAATACCAGGTTCTTCTTCATAATCAGGTATTGTCATAAAACATTTTAACCCTGTTAATTTACCACTTCCATCATCTATTGTATAATTTTCTTCGTAAATGTATTCTCTTCCAGAAACAGATATAGAATCACGTTCTATATCACCCCATGTTTTAATACCAGGATTAAATAAAGTTTTATTATTATTATCTTGTACAACCATTTGCACACGTATGTCATAAGGTATGTATGTTCCCCTACCTGAATTATCTATAAAAATAACTTTATAGAAAAATCTCTTTTTAGGGGTAGTTATTTTCACGCCTGTTATTTTTGTCTTATATCCAAAGCACTCTGGAATAATAGGAAATTTATATCCTGTAGATGATGAAATCTCATGTGCTTCATTATTACTGTCAGGGTGACTTCCATGTACAGCTACAGCCATTATGGTACAAGACCAAGTGCCTATATCCATACTTTTAAAAGCAGAATAAATGTTTGAATTGTTTGGAGAAAAACCTAATCTTAGGCTATCAGAAGTACCTTTTTCTCCCAGGAAAAATCTTCTACTACCATTCTTCTCTGCAATAATTAAAATAGCGCACCTCCATGATTTTATTGAGCTAGAAACAGTGTCATTTATAAGTAATGATAAAAGATTTCTAGAACTTCCATTTAAATCAAGTTTTACAGTTTGACTATACGTATCATAATCTAGTATATTTGACGGGAGAATGTTTATATTAAGTTTAACAGGATATTCTACATGATTATACCCATCAAAATCAGTAATACGATATACACTTTTAGGAGATTTATACTCTGCAATAGTGCTAGATGGAACAGTATTTCCTATTGTATATATTATCATTTTTGTAAATGCAGTATATGTAGAATCGTTAAACTGCACAACACCTAAATCAGATCTATCAATTGGTTTTATATATGAATATCTGTTTATTCTCCCATGCGTATTTGCACACGCATATCCTAAATCATAACCATCACTAGTAGGACCGATACCTAGAGTAGGATATACATCACTATCCAATCCGACAGGTGCAGTGATTTTACCGTTAGAGTGACCCATAGACTACACCTCCACAAATTTATTGCAGACGACATTGCCGCATGAAATCAAACTACCCGTCACACGTACATCACCATCAATAATGATAGCTTGTGACAAATCAAACTCTTCTGGTATATCACTACCATCTAAGGCTATTATCTCATAAAGCCCCTCTGTCGGGCTAAAGCCCCTCTGTCGGGCTAAAGCCCCTCTGTCGGGCTAAAGCCCCTCTGTCGGGCTAAAGCCCCTCTGTCGGGCTAAAGCCCCTCTGTGCTCCCTCGCTTCGCTTCGGTCGCACGTTAAATTTCCAGTAACAAACAAACTAATCTTCATAATTATTATTTTTTAAATATTTTGTAACACTATTCATTACGCATTCTACACACCATCCTAAAAGATATGCAAAATGCTCGTCTTGTCCATTTTTATAACCCATAGAAATATCACAATAGTCAAACACATCACAAACATAATGAGTTGATTCGTGAGCTACAGTCTTTATCCTTATGCCATCATTTGATAGCCAAATAAGTACACCTAAATTATTTGTACTTTTCTCTCTTACAGGAATAGTCATTGCGTCACAACCCTCAATTTCTTGAGATACATCTATCGGACTATGATTGAAATTGGAAAATTTTCTATTAATATTTTTCCATTGATCATCCCCTACAGCAACATATAATTTGAGGGGATATATTTGAGGATTATAACAATTAATCATCGCAAAACGTCTTTTAATAATATATCAGGATGTTCTTCTTTAGGCTTATACTCTTTGAATCTACCTATAAAACCACTTGCATTCATGTTAGCTTTCTCGTATAAATCTTCTGTAAGAGAAGCCTTATACAACTTAACTTTCTCTTCAAAATGATAATCAAGTTTAGGTTGGTCCATTATTACTGCCTGTATATAACTCCATGAATATTTCCATAGCAAAGCCCAGTCCTTGATTATCATCAATCCTCCGAATAGTCTTAAATCTCCTCTGAATTGGGGGAAATCTTTTTGGATAGATCCTCGTGAGCCGATTTTGCATCGAGAGATAATTTCATGGCATCCTTCTTGCTTAATGTCGCTGTCGTATCTATCAAGAACGCTAAACGGATTGTATTTGTAAAAAAATCACTTACATTAGCCCCCTCCACGATGGCTTCTATCAACGGAGTTAGTTCCTTATGGTCATAGTGCCTGCTTAACCACCAAGCGTATATACGTCTTGCAAAAGGAATTATCTCAAAAAACCAATAGTTATTCAATACTCCTGCCGCTGCAACTTTGTACGGAATAGATGCGTCATTTTTCATAATTGCAATCATTTCCTTTTTTGCTGTATCTGGATTGATAATATCACGTATCAGCAGCTTATCCACAATATAGTCATATGCACCCAGTCTAAGACCACGCACCTTGAATTTCTTATTGCCAACCATAACCTCTTTGTATTTATGAGTGGCAAACTTCTGCATCTTTATCTGATCATCTAAGTCAGGTTGTTTCCAGTTGAATATTCCCATTTTTAAACTAACTTGAACGGTTTAATCATTAATTTTCCTTTCACATCTACCTTCGATATGTTCTTTGGCGTATTTGTATAAACGAACACCTTGGTATATTTAGACGATACAATATCAAGTTTGGCATCGTCAATCAAAGAAACGTGTACTATGCTGTTGTCAAGCGCAACAAGGCTAACATGGCTATTATCCTTGACATACATTTCTCCTATACCGAAATCGTTGAATGTGACAACACAATCACACGAACCATTAAAAATAGACCATTTAGGATTGCTTATGAAAAGATTGGTATCATCAACAAAGATATTAAACTTCTCCCTAACACCAGCAAACTCCTTCTTGATTATTTCATTTGACGGGAACCTGTTAAATAGGCAGAAGTCAATGCCTCTGATATATTTCTCGCATAATTCATATTTGTCCGGGTTTCCCCATCCATTTGTCCATTCCTTACACAGTCCAAGACTTATAGCCTTTTGCTTTAATTTATCAGACAATTCTTTATCTGTCATGGTGTTATTTTTTACAGCAAAAATACAACAAAGGTTAACAAAAATCAAACACAATCAGTTAAAAAACAATAAAAGCCGGACGAAAACGCCCGGCTAATAATTCATCACCCGTCTACATCAAGCACCCACTCCCGAATTGTCAAGTTCGAGAACCATCATGGTTTTCAAATACTGAGTGTTAACTTCCAATGCTGTCACAGTAACGGAGAATCCAAGGTATCCAGCGTTACTTGGAGCACCTGTGAAGCTGACAGCCCATGATGCCTTCGGGAAGAAGATCATACGATCACCAGTACCGTTGATAATACCGATAGGACGTACAAACTGCTTGAATGCACTTGCACCAAACGCTTTCAGTTTCTGAGAAGCTCCCTTACCGAAAACATCAACAGTATCAGTTAAATCACTTAATTCCAACTCAGCCTTGGCTTCGTTTCCTTGTGTAAAGAAAGCGAAAGCGGCTTTTGAAGTGGACATACCTGTAAAGGTAAATGCCATAGTACCCGGTGTGATATTCTGGAATACGGTAGCACCCTGCTCGTTCTTTGTTTCAGAAGTGTCAGCGTCAGTACCAGCGGATTCTGTAGTACCAGATTCAATATTGGGAAGAATCTTCGGATTCTTAAAACTTGAATATTGAGTACTATCGGTGATTTCAATCGCATCAAATGTCAAAGCAGCCGACTGCCCGTTCAAGTAAGCAGGGCTGGTGTCTAAATTTACTCGTGCCATTCTATTTTCTGTATTTAAAAAGTTATTGTTAATTGTTGAAAACGTATCTACCGATGCGCCTCCACTGTTTTTTCTCACGTTTCTCATGCAGCTAATCCTTTGAAATATCAACATTCAACAGGACGGACATATAATAGAACCCAACCCCGTCAAACATTGGTGGTAAAACATTAAATATCTCGAAATGAAGCTGCACAGTCTTTTGCGGGAACAGTTCTACCATTTTCTCACTCAACGCATCCATGACAGACGGATATACGTTCCCTGGCAATGCCCTTACAAACAGAGTAACCGTAGCCATTGTTTCGCCTTTCCCGAAGTGACCGTAGGGGCCGCTCTCGGTATTGCTGACAATTCTTGTATTGTTGTTTACGACAATAAAACTAGTTACCTTATCATCAACACTTGCAGGACGCTGCACCTTATATACATCGTCAGCAATCTTCTTGTCCAATACAATATTGTACAAGGTGGTATTTATTGTTGAAGGATTAAAGTAGCCCATAACTTCACTTAAAATATTTGTTTAACATATTAGCTGCAATTTTCTTAAAAACCACAGTATATTTACCCCCTTTTAAATCTGTCTTTGTCTTAATCCAAGAATCTGAAAGAACGTTCAACAGGTGATAGTTCTCAACATACTTGGCATAATACATGACAGCAGCGACAACCAGTTCATATTTTTCAGAACCATCGGATTTATAACTGTTAAAGAAATCTTCGGCAAGTTCACGCCCCCAATACTCGACATTGTTACGTTTCCTAGGCTCATTTGCAACTTTCGTTGCATTTGCCCACACAATCTTCTTTAGGACCCCATCTTTGTAAATGCCACATCCATAACTATCTTCAAGATTGAAAGTTTGGTTGGTAAAGCCCTCCAAGTCTTTTATATCATCCATGATATTCGTAGCAATATACTCCATGAACTGCATGATAGAAGCATCCAAGGCAAGCTGGACATTACTACCAAACTCTTTCAATACTTTATCGTTGTTATTTGCCTGCATTTTTTGTACTTGTTTTTCTTGTTACTGGTTTACTCAGTTTCTCAATCTGCTTTTTTAGCAAATCTCGATCATCTTTAGCGCATTTCAGTTCTGTTTTAATATCATTCAGTTCATTGTAAAGCTCCTGTATCTTCTGATAAGCATCGTGGAGAGATTGCTGATAACTCAAAATTTCCTCTTGCGCCTTCTTCAACTGAGCACCCTGAATAGCAAACCCCTTTTCAAGATTGTCCAAGGTAGAAGAATCAATTTCAGTTTCCATCTTTTCCTTCTTCTGCTTAAACATTAACATTGAAGTTAGAAGGGTTATGCCATTTGTACCCAACAAAGCAAGTATTATTTCCGTCCAATTGATTGTCATAGTATTCTAGTTTTCTATTTGGTTAAAGTATATCACCGTACCAAATTCCATATTGTTAAATGGAGGTTTCTTTATCTCACGCCAACTATTGCTGTTGTCCGAAAACGGATGGTTGAAATTCTGCCAATCCAACAGACACCCGGAAGGTATGGTTACATCGTTATCTTCTAGGTAGGCGGCATATTCGGATTTGTCAACATCATTCGTTTCCGAACCTGTGTCCTTTTCCTGTATGTTTGCCCTTCCTTCGTATATCATCTCCCAATATGGGGTAGTCTGATATTTATCCGAACTGTTCTTGTTCTGGTAAATTCTAACCATATCAGGAAACATATCCTCACCTAAAATACTCTTTCCCATACTACCATCTTAATCTAGTTATTTCAACATCTGTTCCAACATCCAAATTCAAACCCCATTTGGCGTATAAATCCTTTGCGCGTTGCTCCAATCTTTTCTTGTCATTGATAGAAATAGTCTTGCTTGTGTCAGTAATTGACCAGTTTCCGGCTTTCTTTGTCTTTCCCTGTATCGTTGAAGGGGCAGTACAAACAATGAGCAACAAATCAGCATAAGCCAAATCCTTCTTCATCTCAGACGTTTCACGGCTATCATCAGACAAACGGAATCCCCATTTCTGGGCAACACTGATATACGATGTGTTTTTCAACTCATAGTCAATCTGTGCTTTCAGATATTCACGCATAGACATATAGAAATATGCTTCTACCTTCATGTTACCCTTTGCTGTTATCTGAGGGGTAACTTGAATAGTGAACGGATTATCCGAAACTTTCAGTCTATCCTCCGGCTTCAATGTTTCATTGTCGGCAATAAGCCAGTATCCGAACTCTACACTTTCTTCGGGAATAGCTTGGAGCGTGAGAGTATCTCCAATGAAATACTCCCCTGCGCCCTTTGCTGTGCCTTCGCCATTTATATCAATAATAACCTTCATGGTTCAACTTTTTACAATCCTGTATTTGACTGCTCGTCAACCTTCATAATGATAAGGTTGTTCGGATTCTTCATCACAGGACACGCCCACAATTCACCTGAACTCTTCTCAGCATACGGTTCAGAAGAATACTGATGCAAGAATGCGATACGTCCGCCTTCCAAAGAGGAAATACGTACAGCCGGGTTGGTATCCTGCAAATACATTGACGGTGAGTTCTTGATACGGAAGAACTGACCGCTCTGAACAAGAACAACGGTGTTCTTTTCAAAAGACGGTTTGGCTTCCTCAATCACGCCAAGTTTGTTCCATTTTGATTTTTCCTCAATAGGGATAATCACAGGAATAGAGAACACCTTCATCAGCACATCAACAATTTCCTGATTGTTCATAGGATAGATTGTAGTAGATGCTGCGGCAGGAACAAGACGTGCCTGTACTGCTGCTGTCACTTTCGGGTGCATCAAGAAATTATCATACAAATCCTTTGACATTTCAAAATGATCGTATGGTACACCGTCATTATCGGCAATCTTGCACATTCTTTGAAGGTCTTTAATAGGATCTGCATTTTCGTTCGGTGTCCAGTCTGTATCGCTAAACCATTTCTGTTTTAACGCTTTCAACTTATGTTTTGCAGGAACACGATAGTCGATCTGAACAGGAATTGAGTTAGTGCCACTGGCTGTATAGTTAAGCATACCTGTAGAAAGAGCCTGATAAGTCATACAGTTCAACTCGGTATGGAAGCCTTGGATACACGCTTCCATCTTTGTGAACCACTTCTCACGGATCTTGTCAAGCAATGCACCTTGCGGAATGTCAAGTTCATAGAACTCCTGAATATCGGTTTCCATAAACTGAATGGCGTGACCCATCTTCGGAATACGGCCCGAATACCATTCAAATCCCGTAGTGTCCATAATAGGCTTTTCAGCCAAAGGAGCCAGCATTACAGGACGGGTAGCCTGTGTGTATTCGTCAACCATGACATTCCATGATTTACTCATCTGAGGAACATCCCAATCTCCGTAGCTTCTCCAGTTTTCGTTATCAAATTTCTGATTGGCATAATCCATAAGTTCCTGCATCTCCCCAGAGAAATGCCAATCATAGAAACTGAATGTCGATCTTTGCATAAAACGAAAAAATTTAATTAGTTATACAATGTGTAACGGAAAACGCAAGGATATGATTCATCATCCTTCATCGCCTTTTTGATTGCCGAAGCTACGGGCGGAATGCGTTTTTCCAAAATCTCACTTGTCACCATCCATGCACCGTTGAAAGGATAGAGAGTGGCACCGGGAATGGTGTCAACATCATAAGGCAGGATAGCATTAGGAATAACCTTGAATTTTGCGCTAGCACCAACCTGTGTAACTTCAACCAAAATATCGGTCAATTCCAATTTACCTGCATCCCCGGACAATGTAAGGATGTCATATTCGTCATGAGACGAATCAATAGCGTTAATGGTAAAGCCAGTTGTATTACCTGCGGCAGTAGTAGGTGCTTTACCGACAACCATGCCAACCTTGGCAACTGTATTACCCATGATTTTTTCAACTTTTACCGTAGCACCAGAATCCGATTTCTCGTACATTCTGAATGAATAGTGAATGTCACCGCCATTCTGCTTTGAGGAATCACATTTAATCATGGTACCAGCCGGAAGTTTGTTCCCAACTGTAGGCATACGTTCTACTGGAACGTTACATCCTACCAACAGTACGTGCAAAGACGTATTATTAGAAAAGATATGTCTTGCGCCACCAATCTTACTATAACTTGTTGCAAGAACTCCTGCTTTCATAATTAAAAAAACTATTTGTTAATTTTACTGTAATATCGGCTGACAATGTTGTTTTCCTTGTTAGCCTTATCTTCTTCTCTCTTTCTATCTATGAATGACTTTACATCGCTAGAACCACCCTTGTCAGAGATGAAAGGATTAATGCCATCCTTTGTGTATTTAGTACACGTTTCATTGTACTTTCCCTGTATTTTCAGAAGAATGCTTGTATCTTCCTCTTCGGGCGAAATCTGAATGTTCTCAAAAATGATGTTGCGCAACAACTCGTTAGGCATACCCGCTTCCGGGCGTTTAATCAAATCAGACAGCTTCTTGCGCTTTTCAGTTACAATCTGCTTCTGCTTTTCCTCCTGCTCTTTAGCTTCAAACTCTTTCTTGAACTTTTCAAACTCTTCAAGTTTAGCCTTAACATCATCGGGCAACTCAAACGGTTTCGGTTCGGGTGCTGGTGTCGGTGTAGGTTGTGGTTGCGGTGCTGGTGTCGGTTGTGGTGCAGGATGTGATTTTTCCCATTCCTTTTTCAAGTTGGATATTTCCTGTTCCTTGATTGTATCCCACTCTTTGCGCTTATCAGACGCAAACGCTCTTACCTGACCTGCCACTGTGTTCTTTAAATGATTTACAACACTTTCATTCCAGAACTTTTCCGCATTTTCCTGCGGTGCGAACACTGAGAACTCATTGATTGTCTGTTCGATTGTACGATCTGTAATAACGGAGCTACTTTCTCCCAACGCATTCTTGATACCTTCAAAAATGACTTTTACATTTTCATTCATATACTATTTGTTTTTTATGTGATTCATGCACAAGACCTTTGTGCATAGTAAGTACCTCTTACCGATGCAAATGTAGTTAAAATTTGTGTATAAGCAAAAAAAATATTTAAAAAAATATTATATTTGCGAATCATTATAATACAATGGAAGAAATTGATTTAAAATACAGAGGATTAAAGACTAAGGATGTTGTCAAATCGTTAAAACGATATGGCAAAAGGGGAATTATACCATATAAAAGCCTTGATTTCGTCCAAAAATATATAGAGGACAGAAGAAGCAAGGGGTACAAGGTAAATTTGCTTGCCCCACAGAAAGGTTCGCAGGAAGCATTTTTAAGGAACAAGGCAGGAATAAAAATACTGCACGGGAATCGTGGGGGAGGAAAATCCGTATGCCTTGGAATGGATATACTGAGTTCATGCAACCACCCGTCATTCTCCGCGCTCGTTTTCCGTAAGGATAAGACATCCGCAGAAAAAGCGGACGGTATTCTTAAAGTGGTTTCAAAAATGGTTGAACCTTATGGTGAGTATATTGATTCAAAACGCCTTTCAAGACTTGACGCAGGAGGTGAAATACGATATGATTATTTCGGTGATGCCTGCCTGTCGGGAGAAAAAGGCGTAAATGAATTTAAGGATAGACAACAGGGTGGTAACGTTGTGAAGGTGGCGATAGACGAGTGCTCACAGGCAACGGAACCTATCATAAACTACCTTCAAACGGTATTGCGTTCATCATCAGGACTAAGAACAAGTCTTATAGGCGCGTGCAACCCAAATCCGTACAGCGATTTCTGGAGAGCAATGGTATCATGGTGGGTAGACGATGATGGAATAGCAATTCCAGAAAGATCGGGGAAAGTAAGATATTTCTTTCAATATGGAGATACTATACATGAAACAGCATGGGGTGACAGCCCACAAGAAGTATTTGCTCAGGCAAAAGATTATATCATCGCAAGATTCGGTAAAAATACCAAAATTGACGAAACAAACTGTAAAAGATACATCAAGAGCATAACCTTTATAGCTTCCGGGCTGGAAGATAACAAGATACTTATGGCTTCCAATCCCGACTATCAGAAAAACCTTGGAGGAACAGCACAGGAAGTATCCATAAACGCATTAGGTTCATGGAAGCTGATAAAAGGGGGAAACGAGTGGATAACCCGTGACGAAATGGAGGAAATGTTCTCATCGCAGCCTGTGTTTGACGATTACTTTGAATGTGCTACACTGGATATAGCATACGGTCTTGGTGACGTTTGTGTAATGGGGCACTTCATAGGACATCACTTACAAGACCTAGAATGGTCAAACACATTAAAGCCTAGGGATTTGAACCTATGGGTAAGAAACAATCTACGGAAATGGGGAATCGGTGAAAACAGACTGGCATTTGACGGTCTTGGAGCACCTACATTTCGTGACGCATTCCCCGAAAGCCTGGCAATACTTAGAGGCGTTCCGAAAAGACTAGACAAAAGCAAGGATGATCAGCCTGTAAGATTCTATTTCGATCTAAGGGCACAGCTTGCCGATGAGATGGTAACACGTATAAAAGGAACAAACCTAGGATATTGCGGATTCAGTATAAACCCGGAACTTCTTGACAAACCGTATGTGAACAAAACAATACGGGAAGCACTGATGGATCAGAGAAGAGCAATAAGACGTGACGTGGAAAGGGAAAACGGGAAACTAAGACTGCTGAAAAAACAGGAGGCAAAAAAGATTGTAGGATGCTCGCCCGACTTGATAGAAGGAACATTTTTATACAGGACATATTTTGATATATGCGATGTAATGATTGACATACCTAACGATATAATGGATGAATTAAAATATTTATAATTACCTATGGAAATTTTAAAATTAGACGTTTTATTACGAAAAGAACCGTTCAAAGTGGCACTTCCGTCAAGATGTGACGATGGAAGAGGTGGAGGAACAAAGAAAAAGCCAAGACGCTCCACTTTGATATACAAATATATGTCACAAGATGATTTTCTAGCGCAATGGGATACATCAGGACATTATATACACAACAGACCCGACTGGAAAGACAGCATCCCGTCAGACGAGGATGCCACATCATCGGATGATGAAAGCGCGAATGTAGGTGCTCAGAAAAGAAAAAAGAAATTGGCATCAACTCCCTATGTACTGCAAAGACGAGCATTTCCTCTTCAAAGGATGATACACAAGAAAAGGGTGTCACACCTATGTACCAATCCTCTTAAATTTCAGATAAAGAAAAGCGCGTCAAACCAGCAGAACAGGGATAAGCTGACAACATACAAGGAATACTGGACTGATTCTCTCATGGAAACAGCCAAGTTTGAACTTATAAGCGAAGCCGGAAAGGTAGGAGATGCTGCCATATATATATATAAGGATAAGGACGAGATAAAATACAGGTCTTTCAGCTACTCAAAAGGAGATATACTATATGAGCATAAAAACAGAAGAGGCGAAAGAATAGCTTTCGCAAGGGAATATACAACCACATATATATCGGCTGACGGAGAAGAACATACAGACACACTTGTCGATGTATGGACTAAAGATGAGTTCTACACGCTTGATTCCAACGGAGATATAGCAACGGATATTGACGAAAACGGAAATATCATACAACTGCATCAATTCCATAACCTTGGATTTATACCTGTAGTATATCTACGGCTTGAACTTCCATTTTGGGGGGCAGTACAGGACTTGATAGACGATTTCGAGTTCTTAATGTCCATGATAGGAGAATACAACACACGACAGGCATTCCAAATGCTACTTATCAAGACAAACGGAAGAATAAACATTCAAAGAAACGGATTGGGAGGAACTTCCATTTTACGTGTAGGGGCAGAAGATGATGCACAGTTCATGGGTAAAATGGATGCTTCAAACTCACTGTTCACCGAAATAGACAACATATACAACGGAATACTTGACGGAAGCGGTGTCGTTCCGCCAATGCAATCATCGTCAGGTGACAGACCTACTGGAACAACGGCAATGTATTATGAGCCGGAAATGGAATGGGCGAGAAGTGATGCACAAATGATGAACACAGCCATAAATGACATGGCCAATATATTCAAATACTATGTAGGAGTAATGGAAGGTGACGCAACAGGCTATAACGCTTTAAGAATAAACGCTACCATAGAGCCATACTCATACATAGACTTCTCTGAATGGAACAATACACTCGTTCAGCTTGTGAACTCCAGAATAATATCATTACAGACAGCAAGAGAAGAAAGTGATTTCTCAGCAAATAACGAAGATGATAGAATGGACGAACAAGACAGAAGATTAAACGATATGGAAGCTAGAGTTATAGAAGAAAACAATGAAAACAATGAAAACAACGATAACAGCTAAACTATGGGAAAATTTATAAACTTACTAAGAAAAATAAGAAGGGCATTGGACTATATATGCCTCAACAATTTAAGAGTTGACGGAATGGAACACCTCATTGCAGGAATACTTGTAGTAAGCATGGCGCAATGGTTTTTCTCCGTATGGACAGCAATAGCACTAACCTTGTTCCTCCTTGTAGGGAAAGAAATCGTCTACGATAAGTGGCTTAGACAAGGAGTGCCCGAATGGAGAGATATATTCTGGGGAGCAGTAGGTATGGTTCTTGGATTGATGTAGAAAAAAAACACCACAAAGTTTTGATATATCACAAATTATGCTTTTCTTTGTGGTGAACGTCATAACATAATAATATTTGGCAAAATAAATCGAACAGATTTTGTACAAGATATTAAGAATCCCTCTAAGGTGGCAGAAAGGAAACAATCTGCGACTTCTATGCCCTGCGTATGTTGTGACGTTCACACCTACGGAGGGTTTCTTTTTATCACAATTCGTTAAAATATGAACGTCACAACGAATGAACTTATTCCTATTAGTGATAATAACGGTAAGAAAGCCGTTAATGCACGTGATTTGCATTCTTTTCTTGAAAGTAAAAGGGATTTTTCAACATGGATTAAAGATCGTATTAAATCTTATGATTTTATTGAAGGTGTTGATTTTCAATCATTCACCGAAATTGTGGAGCGAGAAATAGGAGCTACTAAACGAATCGAATATGCTCTGTCAATCAGTATGGCAAAAGAGCTATCTATGATTGAAAACAACGAACGGGGAAGGCAAGCTAGAAAATATTTTATCGCATGTGAGGAAAACAAACATGAACTTTCCCGGAAGGAGCTTGCACTAATGGTAATACAAGCCGAAGAAGAGAAAGAACGCTTGGCTTTGGAGAATGAAAAGCAGCAAAAACAGATAGAGAAACTCCAGCCCAAAGCGGACTTTGCCGACGCAGCTTTCAAAAAAATATTGTTTTCGTTTGGTAGTTTAAGGAATTGTTGTAACTTTGTGGTGCCAAACAATAGTAAAGTATTCTTTCTCCGTAGAGCACGGTTATAGCTCACTATATTAGCTGGGCTTTTTTTATGCCCAATCGCTTGTATGAAAATACACGGCTGTCTTTCCTGCGTAATATTTCCTCTTCGGAGAAAATCTTACTATTGTTTGGCGACACGGGAAATGGCAGCCGTTTTTCTGTCTATAATTATAATGCCAAACAATAGTAAGTATGGAAAGTTTAATTCCAAATCAAAAAGGTATGACCTCCCTTGAAATAGCAGAGGTCACGGGTAAACAACATGCCCATGTTATGCGTGATATTCGCAATCTATTATCGCAAGGTGTAGCCGAATCCAATTTTGGATTGGGCTCATACACAGACGCTAACGGTCAAGAAAGACCTCTATTTAATCTAACTCCGAAAGGTTGTCTTATTCTCGCTTCGGGCTACGATGCAGTTCTACGTGAAAAAATCATAGACCGTCTTGAATATCTCGAAAATGAGAAAAAGGCTATCCAAACTCCGCAAACCTATCTTGAAGCCTTGGAAGCTTTGGTAGCTTCTGAAAAGGAGAAAGAACGGTTGCGCATTGAATCGGAGCAACAGAAAAAGCAAATCGAACAAAAAGATGCCAAGATTGCCAAAATTCAGCCCAAAGCGGACTTCGCCGACAAAGCCTTTGCAATGGAAGGCAAGTGCGATATAGGACAGGCGGCAAAGATACTTGGATTGCCTTTTGGAAGAAACTCTTTGTTCAAGAAACTTCGTGAAGCAGGAGTATTCTTTGCTAACAGGAACGAACCAAAACAGAAATATATTGATGCTGGGTATTTCGAGATGAAAGAAAAACCTATTCCAAGAGAGAATCACCCAGGTTTTGTCGTGATGGTTGTTCTATGCACACAAAAAGGTCTTGCATACATCAATCACCTGTTTGGCGGAAAACCGTCCGATGGGAAATTGGCGAGAATAGTATAGCACTGTACATAATCTATTATTACTAAAAAACAAGGAGCGACAAAAACATCGCTCCTGTAACTCCTTCAACACATAGTTGATGAGATAACACACTACTTAATCGTAACCCAAACCTGTTCGCCACGCTTTATCGCATCGTCAATCAATTTGTTCAACTTGTCAGAAGTATAGCGTGATTCGGTAAGTCTGCCTTTTGATGTATTGTTACCAACAAGGATACACCCGGCAGAATCCTTTGCAGTATTCCCACTGTGAAAAAGAATACCATCAAAATGAGGCACATTCAACAGTCTTGGCATATTACGCCCAAATTTTGGGGACCAGTTGTATATAACCTGGTATCTACCGTAAGGGATAGCAGATTCAGCATAAACTTTCTTCTCGTTTCCATCAAACACTCCATTCTTATTCACGTCAACAACACGATCTTCAAGCGTATTACTGAAAAACTCACCATCAATATACAAACGCCCTATAGTATAATCAGGCTTACACCATTTTCTTTCTACTAATAGTTCCATGTTTTTTTTATTTATTGATACATTGCAAATATACAAAAAAGTATTATATTTGCAATGTAAAAAGATCCGTAAACGAATATAACTATAAATAGAATTTTCATAAAAAAACTAAATTAAAAAGCAAGAAATAGATTGGACCCTTTTTCTTGCTTTTTTTATGTACAAACGTAAGACTAATATGTCAACATTAATTAAAAATTCAGTTTGGTTATATATATGTAAAACATATTTTTGTTACATTTGCACTATGTAAATGAACCATTACGATGTTTTTAATTTGGCAGCAGGCAGATGTGAATCTTCACTGTTGCCTTTTTTGTTACATTACATATAAACATACAATGACACCCAATGAAATAAAACAATTTGTATGGTAAATTAAAGTCTAATACATACCTTTGCACTATGGACAACGAAAGAGAAATATTATCCAAACTTGACGCTATCATACAGAACCAAAAGGTTTTGTACGAGAATCAAATTGTAATCTTTAAAACTCTAGCATCAATCGGACAAAAGGTTTATAGCCAAAGCGATTTCAAGAGTTTGATGATAAACATGGTAGCAAACGGTATAACAGAAAGAGTAGAAGCCAATGATCAACAAAGAAGAAATATCTAAGATTGCAGACTATTACTTCCAGGTAAAAAGACTTGCGAACGGTATCAAATCGTCAACCAAAGAACGTGCGGAGAAGTTCTCTAAAGACCTTCTGGCCGTATTTCTTTTGGCAGGGGCTAAATCATTCAAGTCAATATCAAAACTCCCGGATAACCAAAAAGAAAAAGTGCTAGAACTGACCAAAAAGTTTCGTGAGGATATATATAACGACATTTACCAATATGTATTGGAAAGCAATAAACTGTCACTCGAACTAAACGATGATCTTGGATGGGAGTATATTTCAATGACGGACAACAGCATTAAGGAATACATGGAAAGGACATACGGTGGAGAAACGACAAAGCAGAGAATAAACACAAATACAAACAGATTTCGCGCTGTTGTTGAAGTATATCTTGCCAATACATTACTTTCCATAAAAACGAACAATATAGAAAAAATAACGGATGAGGTTCAAAAGAAGATATGGAATAACATATCATCACCATATAACGTATCATTTATTCCGCCAAGCAAACAGAAACACTATGGGAGAGGATATGCTACAAACGGTATAAGCCAGTTGTATGTTATAGAACAGCAGATGATTCTAGGAATTTTCAATGAAGCAAATTACAACTCATGGAAAAACATTCCAAATTTCAAGGGATGGAGGACAGCAGTAACGTCTAAAAATCCATGCCAGTTCTGCATTGACGAGCAATACAGAATACACACAGACAGACCTAAGCTGCCGTTCCATGCCCATTGCTTGTGTATATTATACCCGGTATTTAATGCATAATAACTTGATAATCAACATACCATTGAGTAACATTACCATAAGATGGGGGATTACCAGCATCAACCACGTCATTACGGGTAAATGATTTAGGAATATTTGTGCACGAAGGCATCAATATATTACCTGACCATTGACCTGTATAAGATCCATCTTTCGCTCTCCATCTATATCTAGCGTATGGTCTTCCGGATGAAGCAACGTAATCACTAGAAGTATTATTTGTAATGCCTAATCTGCATTTAGAAGAAGTAGAACCATTTGTCAACTGTCCGTAAACAGAGAATCCAGAAGCGTTGGCTGTTGTATCTCCAAGTGTAATAGAAAGACTTTGTGTAACCACTATCGGCTTACGAATAAATCCGTCAGATGTAGTAGGGATTAAGCATAATACATTTCCACTGTAATCACAAAAATAACCCTTAAGATAAATATATGTATCTCCCATAGATATGAGATTATTGCGATTAAGGGTAATTGAAATTTTTCCTGTACTATCAATACTACTTACAACGAAAACTCCAGAATCCACCAACTTCTTTAATTGATTATATACTTCCACCTTTATCTTCATATTAGACCAAGTAAATCCCCCAAGTATTTTACCCCAATTATACCTAGAATCAGCCCAATATGGTGAAATTGTAAGTACAAACGTTGTCTTTGTAGCATCTACAGGATTAGTTAGAATATCTTTATCTATTGTAAGAGGTTTAGCCCCATGATCGTATCCATCAAAATCAGTAAGCCTATACCATGTTTTAGGTCTATCATATACTAATTTCTTATTTACAGAATCATAAATTATACCAGGTAAACTAGCATTGTCAAATGAAGGGCTAGACGCTTCTTTGGGTTTTATATAACTCCACATATTAATTTTTTCGCTAAGACAAGCATATCCTAAATCATAACCATCACTAGTGGGACCGATACCTAGAGTAGGATATATATCACTATCCAATCCGACAGGTGCAGTAATTTTACCGTTAGAGTGACCCATAATCACCCCCTTCCTCTATAACGGTATAAGAACCTTTACAAACAACAATGCCATTACAACTGATACTACGACAATGAATATCGCCATCAATTATAACAGCATCAGAAATGTCATAATCACTAGGAAGTTCCTCACCACATAGTGTTATAACTTCGACTGCCCCTGTGCAGCTAGACTGCCCCTGTGCAGCTAGACTGCCCCTGTGCTCCCTCGCTTCGCTTCGGTCGCACACCAAATTTCCGTTTACAAACAAATTAATCTTCATCTAACTCACGTATTAAATCATTAACATATTTTACACAGGAATCAAACTCGTCATACCCGTCCAAAATCAGAGCACCGACAGTGATGTGAAGTTTGTCTATCACTTCTTTCTTAAACAGCACGGCATTCGCCTTGCTTGTATCAGACTTTTCTATCACCGTTATTGCAGAATCAATCATCCTAGTTACTTCGGATGGTGGCATCATGGGAATATCAGCACCTTTCCGCCAAGACTGATATTCTCTCATTTTTTTAAGAAGTTTTTTTTTTCTCATGGCAAATCCGATATAGACTTTTTGACATCATCAAGTGACTTATCCACCCATGATGAAATTACACCGTTGTCTTTACCATAAACATACAGGCTTCCTTCCATAAAAAGATTACCGTCATTATCTTGTTTAAAATAGACCTTGTTTATCTTTTCCACAAACTTTCTATTTCTCCAATCTCTGTACATTTTAAACAAATTCTTTATATACATAGTGTTTAACTGATTATACGCTCCTAATAAATAAGGGGTGGTTATAGTATAAATGAAGAGGACTATACCACCCCTACTCGTTTTTCATGAAAATAATTAAAATCCAAGCAACAGTCTAAAGACAAATATTGTTTTAATGATCTTAAACGGTGACAAAATTACCACAAAGATAATAAATATTGTGAATTAATTGTTTCCTAGTTCTAAATAAAGTATAGCATTTACATCCCTTTCTATCTTTGACACAACGCTCTCATCAAATTTATCATCGTCAATGCCCTTTATGTAGTCAACCAAAGAATGAATCTTCCTGTTAACATGAATCATAGTAGAACGAACATCATCAATCATCACACTGTTTGAAGCCTTATCCATCTCCTTGTCTGCAAAAGTTCTTTCATGTATAGTTCCATCTTCCTCAATTTTGTATGAAGGAATTTTGAAGAACTCACATACATCAAAACGGCTCATAAGACTAACTGCACTCATCATGCTTGTAATATCATCATCAGAGCAATCCAAGACGATATCCCTATAATCTTCACACACCAAACAACTTTTAAAAGAAAAATATGGAATATCATCTTCCGAATCAAAAGTCCATGTTTCTTTATACTCGTTTGTCTTTATTTCAACAAACCTAGAATGATCATAGCCAACAGACTTATATTCATTGATAACATCAATCCATCCTGTAAGTTTAGACATTGTATCATTAATATATTTTCCATACAAAACAACATCATAATACAATGCAGGTAAAGCATTATCACGGGAAGAGAAAGTTACAGGCTTAGAAATAGATTCCAAAACGGATAACTTACCCAACACAAAATTAAATATATCAGCTAAAGGATATTCACTCTTTATTCGTTTCATTCTAAACTATAAATAAAATCGGATGGAGGAAAACCCGAAATATGGCAAAAAAGATAAACCTCCATCCGCAAACAAAAACAAGAATTTAATCAATACAGGCAAAAACCACACATTTCGGATAGCATTGCAATACTAAAAGGGCAAATCATCCCGTCTTTCAGGCTGGACAGGTGCAGGTGATGGAGCTTGTGCTGGTTGCGGCATATCTATCTTAAAGCACCCAACTTCATTGTAATATTTACCCTGGTATTCTCTTGCTCTGATTTCAAGATGGGCAGTAATAGTATCACCCTCTTTCAATTGAAGATCACACAGGGTGCCCATTACATAGAAATACACCTCTTTGGAATACATGGAACCAATTTCCTCAACGAGATAATTTCTCTTCTGCCAAGGATTACCTGCCTTACTTGTACCAGTCTGTAACTGACCTACTTTCTTTACTTTACAATTTAATACTAAATCCATTTTTTTATTTTTTATATTTTTCCTCTTTTATTTTATCCAATTCTCTCATCGCGGACAGCCTTCTTTTGTGAGCGTCCACCCTTATCCAGAAAACCTTCCAGCTAACTTCCTTACCGTTAGTGGTGTTCTCTTTAAGTATCTTGCCACATTTAAAAATCTCGTTGACAAGATAATCATACCGTTCTTTATCATAGCAATATCTCATGCGACAAAAGTAATATTAAAAAATAAACTAACACAGAAAACAATACTAAAAATAGTTAACTAAATGGTTAATTCTTCCTCTTCCTCTTTCGACAATGCCTCTACATCACCATCTTCACCTTTAGGGAAATACAGTTCGTCAAGATAATTGCTTGCTTCACTCTTGTCAGTGAAACTCTTTATAACACTCCCCCGTTTGCTAACGACACGGTAACTAATATTATCCTCTGCTACAACTTTGTAACAATTTAAATCATCCACATCTACAACATCGGGAGCATTATCATCAATACGCATCATGCTCAATATATGAGAATACTCGTTCACCTTCACCGTACAGGAAAAAACATTAGGAACTGGTTCTATTATCAATCCGGCATTTATCAATGAATCAAAAGCAGAACGCCTGGGCTTGTATTTCAGTTGCCTCCTTATAAACTTCAACGTTATCATATTATCTCCCCTCTGTGCGGATAATACGCACAAACGTAATACCCGTAACGCATCAATACTACATAGAGGTGAAAGGTACTTGTACAACTGGACAGGAGTAAATTTATGGTAATAATCAAATACTCCCTCTTCCTCTATTTTCCTTACACGCCTTTCCCTTTCTTTATTTCTTACCGTTAAATTAGTAGTTTTCCTTACAGACATAGACTACCCTTTCCATGTATCGTTTTCCTTTATCCATTTACGTTCGTCATCACTAAGATCACCTGTTGATTCACGATGATATACACACTTGTTGCATAACCCTGCCTTGGCACGTACACACTTGTCGCAATCGTATGGGAAAAACGCTATGGTAGTCTTGTCATAGAAATCCTCACTAGCATCATCATCAGAAAGCCAACCTTTGAACTTTGCAAGCATATCAAGCGCACCTTTCACATCCTTAAAATCAGCAGTGTCTATATCAGAACGCTTTAGGAAACTTTCTATAAGGCTTATCGCATCTTCAAATTCAAGGTTATCCTTGTTTATCAAAGTCTTTGTCTTTTCCTTATTCTCACCTTCCAATACACGCCTCATGGATGGTGTCACATAATCGGAAGCAAGCATGGAAGATTTGGCATAATTGACAATCTGGGTTATTCTTGGAGAGTTCACCCATTGCTTGGCTTTCATAAGCAAAGAACGCTCTGACATACCCTCGTCAACAACGTGTGTAGCTCTGTAAAACAAGACAGGATTGGTATCTATGACATAAGCGGACGCAGCCCATAACTCCATCTCATTCGCATCATCAATATGCTTTGCTATATCAATCTTCTTCTGTTTTTCATCGTCAATAAGAAGATTGTTACTAAGGGGAAGTTTACCCCATCCTTTATTCAAACCCATTACCTTTCCTCCTTTATCTTAGATTTTATCTCCCTTACCCTCTCGTCAAGTTCAGAAGAATATTTAAAAAGATTGTATATGCTACTCCTGTCAATACATAGGAAATCAGAAATATCAGACATACTTAAACCCATGTCACGCATGACACAGCACACAAGCGCACGGTTCATAACAATATCATGTTTCCTGCTTTTCCTGTTAATATCAGTATCGGAAAGACCGCTTGCCGCTAGAACTCTCCTAAAAACCAAAGCGTTATCAGCCTTTTTCCCCATATTTCACATTTTCCTTGTCCACTATCAATTGCATTATATCAGCGTAACCAGCCAAGTCAACCATATTGTCACGCTTTTTATGGAATCCCTGTCTGCATAGTTTTACAGCTATCTGTACAGCAACACAGTCATAAGGAGATAATTCCTTCCCCGTAATCAAAGAAGCCATCTTGGAAATATTTTCAAAATTGACTACTGCATCACCATAGTCAGACTGCCTGCTGTTGTTGCGGATATCCTTTGCTTCATCAAGGATGCTTCTCTCTTTAACATGATCAACATAAGCAATACAATCCGAAAAAAGAATATATTCTTTACCCTGATCATCCGCACAAAGAAACTTTTCACCATTCTCAAAACAGTATTTAACAGTGACAAATTCACCGAATACATTTGACTTGCTTACAGAATCTTTACCGTGAAGTGAAATGTATTTATCACGGTTTATAATTTTCACCCTGCTATTCAACGTAACTCCAATCATAACAAATCACCTACTTTTATGTTATCCGCATCCTTCTTATCAGAAAAGAAAATACGATCATACTTCGTTTCACCAAACTCAACAAACATAGCTAAGATAAAATACTTGTTCAGTACACTGTCATAGCCCTTGTCGTAAATTTTGTTTATCTTTTTTGTTTTCATCGTTTTTCACATTTAATGTCCATACTGTCACCTCCCATCATCATCTTCAATGTACATGTATTGGACATAAGTTCAACAATCTCGTATCTTACGTACTCACATCCATCAACATGGCATTAATGTACATTTTCACACATACATTTTAGAACGTTAATCCGTTCGGGGCGATACCAACGCCCGCTATCGGCTATCATGAATGAATCACCGAATACTTTTCTACCGATATTAAGCGCACCATTCACATCGGCATTGATAACCTTCCCAATTGCCGACTTGAACAGACCTCGCTTGATGCGCTTGCCGAGATAGATATCATGCTTGCATATATCCTCCATAGACAGAGCGTCACATTTGCTAGTGTAGCTTTCCTCATGTTCGATATAGCTGATACCTGCAAGTTCACACTTGTATCTAAGGCAGCTTCTCAACCTCGCAAAA